ATTAGCAACTATGGCTGATGATGAGCAAATGCCTTGGGATTAATGAGCGCGGCATGGAGCAAGAAGAAAGTTACAATTATAGCACCTGAATGGACGGATGAAAATCTTGAAGCTTATAGATGGTGTATAAACAATGGGATTAAAATAACTCCTTGGGCTTATAGTAGTGAAAGAGATAATTACTATTGGTGGATTGATGTAGAGGTTAATGGAGCTAAAAAACGATCACCATTTAAATATAATGGTAAACAGGTTAACGAAAAGATATTTGAACTATATAAATTTTATTATGATAAAAACAAAATTTGAAACAGCAAGCGATGCTTTTAATTATTTTTTTCCTAAAATAATGTGGGATGGTGTTAAGTTTGATAATACAATGGCTTTATTTAATATAGGTTTCTATATTGAAAAACCTATGTATAATCATATACTAGCTGAACACAGAAACTGGAATGATGAATATGCAGAGGCTGAATGGCAATGGTACTTATCAGGTAATCCTAATGTAGATAAACTAGGAGATATATACGGTAAAGTACCTGAAATATGGAAACGAATGGTTGACAGTAACAATGAGGTAAGATCTAACTACGGTTGGCAATGGGAACGTAACTATCAACTAGATTATGTAGTTGCAAAACTAAAAGATAATCCTAACACTAGACATGCTGCAATAAGTATATATGATGGTAAAGAGCATAGCACATATGCTAAAGATACACCTTGTACTTATGCAGTTCAGTTTACCGTGTTAAACAATAAACTAAATATGTCAGTTGTAATGCGATCTAACGATCTCTGGTACGGTTTCTGTAATGATCAGTATTGTTTTTCAAAGCTACAGGAATTAGTTGCAGAGAGGACAGGATATGAGATCGGTACATACTACCATTTCGCACATAACTTACATTTGTATAACGATAAAATAACAAAATAATATGTATTATTTATACCACATACCAGGTAAAAAGATAGGTGTAACACGTGATCTTAATACTCGTGTTACGTTAATACAAGGCTATAAGCCTAGTGAATATGAAGTTCTTGATCAGTCGGACGATATAGATTATATATCGGACAAAGAGATAGAACTTCAAAAGTCTTACGGCTATAAGGTCGATTTAAAGAAATATAAAAACCTTTTTAAGAAAATGAAAATAAACGTAACAGAACAAACTTCAACATTTGCAGTTCCTTTGAATAAACTAAAAGGACATCTTATGGATAATATGAATCTAAAGTGGGAAACTTCTCATGGAAAGTTCTATATAGATATGCAAACAATACAATGGATAATGGATAACGCTAAGGTTTCTATGTATAACGACAATCGGTCTTATATATATAATAAAGCTTTTGCAGAGTATTTTAAAACTAATAGTATAGATATACCAGATTATGATAAAACTCAAATGATGTTCAATAGAATTAGAACTTGGGCTCATGATAGAGGTTTGTATGAAAAAGGTAATACGATGGTTCAATATGTTAAACTACAAGAAGAGGCTGGTGAGTTAGCTAAGGCTTTACTAAAAGATGATCAGCCAGAGGTTATAGATGCTATAGGTGATATGGTTGTAGTATTAACTAACTTAGCTCATCAGAGAGGTGTTTACATTGAAACATGCATACAATCAGCATATGAGGTTATAAATAAGAGAACAGGTAAAATGATTAACGGAACATTTGTAAAAGATGAAGATTAAAACAAAAGATAAAATAGTTCAACAAGTCTTAAAAAAGATGGACGAACGAAGCCTTATAGGCCAGAAAAAATACGGAGCTACAATGATGCAAGAGATTGAAGGTCAAGAAAAAGATCTTAATCGTTTCTTAATTGATGTGCAAGAGGAGTTGATGGATGCGTTATTGTATATTGAAGCAGCTAAACGTTGCTTACAAGATGAAATAGAGGAGTCAATGTTAAAAAGAATAAATATAATAGCTCAAAACGGTAACACAGGTGAGCATTATGACTTTGAGTCTTCTTACAATATAGACGTAAACAATGAAGAAATCTTATAAACGAAAAAAACGCGGTCCTGTTAGAGCAAAGAAAGCCATGTATGATGGCATTCAATTTGCATCTGGATTAGAAGTATACATGTATAAAGCTTTGAAAGAAGCTAGAATCGTAGCCGAGTATGAGCCTACAAGCTATACTCTGCTTAACGGTTTTGACTTAGAAGGTGTATGCTTTGAAAAACAAGCTAATGGCAAAGGTGAATATAAAGATAGAGGTTGTAAAAAAATTTTACCTATAAAATACAAACCAGATTTTGTAGGTAGAGATTTTGTAATCGAATGTAAAGGTAGAGCTAACGAATCATTTCCACTTAGATGGAAATTATTTAAAGCATGGATCACACAACATTCACCTGGTATTGCGTTATTTAAACCTCAGAATCAAAAAGACTGTGATGAAACAGTTGCACAAATAGAGATTATGAGGAAAAACCTTAGAACAAATGCAAAGAAAAAACAAACTAGCCTCTAAACATATAGCTAGAACTAAATATAAGGAACGTAAGATCGATACTTATATTAAATGGACAGTTAATAAAAGAGGTTATCTAAAATGGAAGGATCTGATTGCGATCCACGATAAATATAATATAAAATGCTATGGGTAAATCAAAACAATGGGAGTTATCAGCTGGAATGTTTCCAGGATTACTCTTTGGAATGAGAAGTTATGAAGACGGAGATTTTCAAGTAGATCACGTCTTATATTTAGGAATATTTGATATATGTTTAACTCTATACTATGAAGAATAATATGAACGTACCACTATTTACAGAAAGAATACCTTACAAACCTTTTGAATACCCTGAGTATTATACAGAAGGCTGGTTAAAACAAGCGCAAGCATTTTGGTTACATACTGAAATACCTATGTCAGGTGATTTAAAAGACTGGAACGAAAAGTTAAACGATAAAGAGAAAAACTTAGTAGGAAATATATTACTAGGCTTTGCTCAAACAGAATGTGCTGTGTCAGATTACTGGACACAAAAAGTTGTTGGTTGGTTTCCTAAACATGAAATACAACAAATGTCTATGATGTTCGGAAGTCAAGAAACTATACATGCTGTAGCTTACAGCTACTTAAATGAAACTTTAGGTCTTGAAGACTACGAAGCTTTTTTACATGAACCTGCAACAGCTCAAAGGTTTGATAACTTAGTTGCTTACGATGGTAATGATCCTGTAGGTATAGGTAAATCATTAGCTACGTTTTCTGCGTTTGCAGAGGGTGTTAGTTTATATTCAGCGTTTGCTGTATTGTATAGTTTTCAAATGAGAAACCTATTAAAAGGTATTGGCCAACAAATGAAATGGTCTGTAAGAGATGAATCATTACATAGTAAAATGGGTTGTCAATTATTCAGACACATGTGTTCTCAAATACCAGGATTAAAAGAAGAATGTAAAGAGCATATATATGATGCAGCTTTAACTATGCATAATGCTGAAATGACTTACATAAGTAAGTTATTTGAAATGGGTGATATTGAAGGAATAACAGAATATGACCTTAAACATTTTATTAAAAAACGTACAGGTGATAAAATTAAAGAATTGGGCTATAAAGCAGAAGGAAAATTTAAGTTCGAATATGACCAAAAGTCAATTGACAAAATGGCTTGGTTCGACCATCTTACTGGGGGTCACACTCACACTGATTTTTTCGCTATTAGGCCGACTGACTATAGTAAAGCAAATGAAGGCGAAGATTTTGAAGATGTTTGGTAAAAATAAAATTAAATAATATGAAAGAAAATGAATTAATATTAATGAAGAAAAAGATTGAGCAGTTAACTAATGTAGTTAATGGTTTAATACAAAAGCTTCAACAAGTAGATTCAATGGCTAAAGGTACGTTAACATCTTTTCAATTACATATTGGTGAAGACACGTGGAAAGAGTTAGTTGATAAACTACAAGAGATACAAAAACCTAAAGAACAAGAAAAAAAGTTTGAAACTGATGTGGAATAATGAATGGAAAAAAGGTGTTGATTACCCTGCGTGGGGAGACACTGATGTGTATAAAAAAACAATTGGCGGAGGCTATTTGTTAAAAGGTGAAACACCTTGGGATGCATATCAAAGAGTTTGTAAAACTGTAGCTAGACGTTTAGAACGTCCTGAGATGGCCGATAAATTTTTTGAATACATTTGGTCGGGTTGGCTGTGTCTAGCATCTCCTGTGTTGTCTAACACGGGTACAGACAGAGGTTTACCGATCAGTTGTTTTGGTATAGATGTTGCTGACAGTATATACGATATAGGTAGTAAAAACCTAGAGATGATGCTACTCGCAAAGCACGGCGGTGGAGTAGGTATTGGAATAAATCAAATCAGACCCGCTAGTGCAAAAATTAAAGGAAATGGAACAAGTGACGGCGTTGTGCCTTTTTGTAAGATATACGATTCAACAATACTTGCCACTAATCAAGGGTCTGTCCGAAGAGGAGCTGCATCAGTTAATCTTAATATTGAACACCCCGACTTTGAAGAATGGCTTGAAATTAGAGAACCTAAAGGAGACGTTAATCGTCAGTCGCTCAACCTCCACCAGTGTGCTGTGGTCGGCGACAAGTTTATGCGAAGAGTTGAAAGCGGAGATACTGCAGCTAGAAAACTATGGGGAAAGTTATTACAGAAGCGTAAAGCAACTGGAGAGCCTTATATATTATTTAAGGGAAATACAAACAAAAATAACCCAACAGCTTACAAAAAGCACGGTTTAAAAGTTCATATGACAAACATATGTAGTGAAATTACATTACATACAGATGAGTCACATAGTTTTGTTTGTTGTTTATCTAGTTTAAACTTAGCTAGATATGATGAATGGAAAGGAACTAATTTAATACATGACTCTATATGGTTTTTAGATGGTGTATTAGAAGAGTTTATACAGAGATCTAAAGGTAAAGTTGGATTTCATAATTCTGTAAGATCTGCTGAAAAAGGTAGAGCTTTAGGATTAGGCGTTTTAGGTTGGCACACGTACTTACAAGAAAAGGGTTTACCATTTGAAGGATTATTATCACAATATGAAACTAGAAAAATATTTTCACAAATTAAAATTGAATCTGAACGAGCCTCTATGGCCCTTGCTGAAGAGTTTGGCGAACCTCTTTGGTGTGTCGGTACTGGCATGCGCAATACTCATCTTAGGGCTATTGCTCCTACCGTTAGTAACAGTAAGCTTAGCGGTAATGTATCTCCTGGTATCGAGCCTTGGGCTGCTAATGTATTTACTGAACAAAGTGCTAAAGGTACTTTCATTCGTAAAAATCCCACATTGGTTAAGCTCCTTCGGAAGCTTAAAATCAATAATGAAACTACTTGGTCTAAAATCTTAAAAGACGGAGGATCAGTACAAGGGCTAAAAGAACTTAATAAAGTTACGGTTGGTCCTTATAATGATATACCAGCTAAAGATGTATTTAAAACATTTAAAGAGATTAATCAATTAGAATTAATTAATCAAGCAGGTATCAGGCAGCAGTATATAGATCAAAGTGTAAGTTTAAACTTAGCTTTTCCTAGTATTGCTACACCTAAGTGGATAAATAAAGTACATTTTGAAGCTTGGAAGAAAGGTATTAAAACCTTATACTATACTCGGACTGAGTCAGTGTTGCGTGGAGATATTGCTGAGCAAGCAATGGACGAATCGTGTCTTAGTTGTGACGGATAATAAAAAAAGGGGGCTATTTTCATAGCTCCCTTTCTTGTTACAGGAATGTTTGGGTATGGTGCCCATTTTATTATTCCTTTACTGTGTGGCAATCATTATTAGCTCAGCTCGAGCATAATAACTTCCACTTTTCTTTGCCCAATCCATAGCATTATAGCCTTCATCGCACATATCTACATAAGGCTGTGCTCCTCTTAAACATAATAAGTAAACAATATTAGCTTTATCCGCTATAATAGCATGGATTAGCAATGGTTTACCATCAATCATTTCAGTCGCATGGATTCGATTTACTATCAACATTGAATTTACTTTGTTGTAATTTCCTTCATTAATAGCATTTAACAGTTCTGTTTCAATATCGTTTGACATATTGAAAAATAACAAGAAAGATAAAATTAAGTTCATTTATAATAATTAAAGTGTTACATTATTATAATCACTTGATTCCCTGTTATTTACACCCTTAAAATCACTTTTGCAGATGTCTTAATTTGTTGATCTTCTTCTTGAAAGGTTGGCAGCTTCTAGGGCTATTAATTTATCAATATGATCTTGAACGTCTTGTTTTGTTATCTTTAATTTTAAAGCAATACCTCCATTCCAAAGACCTTTAGTCTTTTTATTCTTATCTAAAATGAGTATAGTGGGTACAGACTTAATTTGCTGTTTAAAAGATGGTGGTTGATCTTCTAAAAATACATATTTTACATTAGCATGTTTAAGCCCACTTAAATCTAAATTATGTCTAGAGTTCCATGCACTATTGATGTGTAATACTTCGTATTGTGCATTTGAAAAATAACCACATATTAAAGTAAGTATAATTAAAAGCTTTTTCATTTTATTTATTGTTTATAATTGTGAACAGTTTATCATCGATTTTATCTAGCTTTTCACTATTGTCTTGAACTTTTTCATCGATGTCCATGATAGTGGATCTTACTAGCTCATCTTTAAGATCGTATTCTGTTCTACTTACCTCTGGTTTAGGTAGTTCTTTTGCTAAGTCTATATCCTTTTGCAAAGTAAAGTACATAGCCGCTAAACTTACGGCTCCTGCTACAAGCATACCAATTGTTTTTAAGTCTAATTGTACCTCTGTGTTCTCTGAAATTTTTTGAGCCATTTAGTTTTTGATTTTTGTCCTCATAGAAACTTTAGTTGAATTAACTATAGATCTACTAGGCCTTGTGTTTTGTATATTTATATTAGGGTTTTCTCTTGGAGTGATTTTAGAATTAAAATTACCAGGATTTTCTCTTGGAATAAATTTATTTCTATTGTTCCAGGTTCTATCTGGTTTATTGTTATTTAGCTTTACTTCGTTTCTTAGTCTATTGGCTACTATGGTAACTTTATCTTCTCTCACTTTTTTAGTAACTCCTCTTCTTCCTTTCATTACAGCTACATAACGAGGTTGTTCGTACATATAATATTTTGGCATTGAGTAATAGTGGTTAAAATAAGGATAACCAAAAGCCCAGTCATACCAGAAATTATGTCTATTCCAGTACATTTCAAATGAATTAAATGGATTCCAGAACCTAGCAAACGATGCAGATGAATAGAACGAAAACGGTTGATTAGACGCAAACTTAGCGTAGTTCCATCTAAACGTAAAACTATTTCTCATCTTCCAATTTAATCTTGTATAAGATAGTGTATCTATCTTAACGGTAGAAGGAACATCTAACCAAGGGCCTGATAAAGGCGGTGGTGGTGTTTTTTGTATTCCGCAACTAGCTACAGTAGCAGCTAGAACAATAAGGACAATTTTCCATAGTTTCATATTATTTATTTGTTAGTTCAATTATTTTATTAACTCTATCATCTTCGTATTTAAGCTCTTTAATTTCTTTCTTAGTCAAACCTAAGTTAATTAAAGATTTTACTTGATCAGATTTATTAGTATCAACTATAGAGTCTCTACGTTTTATTTGCTTAATCTCATCTTTAGTTTTACCTTTATACTTTTCTAGTTCTTTTAATCTTTTTCTTTCAGCTCTATCGTCTATAACTTTTTGCTTTCTAGCAACTTCTTTTCTTTCTTTAGCTTCTATTTTTACAAGATCTCTTTCTTCATTTTTAGCATTTACATCCCATGTTCTGTAACCTAAAGCAAGTGCAATTCTTTGGAATGTAGTATTTCTAGCATCTAAAACTTCAACAATTCTGTCAATTTCAACTACAGCTCTTTCAAGAGGTAAATTAGTTATTGCTTCTGTAAGTGACGCTATAACTTGATATGAAGGACTTAAGTTGACCTTACCTTTTAAGGTTACATCCCAACCTTGCTCTTTTACTACCTCTTTGTTGTAATCTTTAGCTTTTATAGCATTGTTTATTTTTCTAACTTTAGAACCAACAGGTGGACTTAAATTTAATATTTCTAACAATGTGTTTCTATGGTCTTTGCTAAAAGCATCTTTCTTTTCTTCCCTATAATATGTAAGAGCAGTATTTTTTAATGTAGAAACAATAGCTCCATAAACACCAGAACCTCTAAGCATAGTATCAACCATACTGTTAAGTATTCTTTCTTCTTTTACATCAAACTCTTTACTTTTCTTTTCTTCATCTTCTTCGTTATCAAAACCCGGTATTAAAGCAAATGCAGCATTTTGCAATGTAGCAAATATCATACCTTGAACAGCACCATAATATATCATTTTAGATACATTTGTTTTTTGATCGCCTCTATTATTTATAAAGTCTCTAGCAGATTTATTAAATATTCTAGTCACCTGAGCGGGTGTGTTTTGAAAAGCTAATATTAATCTACCAAGTGGACTAGCCTGTTGCTGAGATATTAACATAGGATCTGCTGACTGTTGAGCAACATCCGAAGCTTCTGCAAAATCTTCAAATGCTTGTTCTTCAGCCGCTTTTTGATCTAAACCTTGATTTTTCAACGTGTTTATTCTGTTTCTATAAAATGTAGCACCACCTGATGCAATAGCAAAGCTATCTGCCATCTGAGTAGGCGTGAAACCTATTTTAAGTAAATAGCTTAATATAGCTTGCGGTTTATTTTTAGCACCTATAGCCGCGTTAGCGAGTTCAGCTTCATTAACATCTTTTCTAAGACCAGATCTTCTTTGTTTTAGCTTAGGCGAATTCCACAATGTAGCAAAATCTGACCAGTATTGTTTTTGATTACCAAAAGCTAAAGCAGCTTTATAAGGATTATTATCTGACCAGTTTAAAAAGTTAACTGATGATATGGTTTGTAATAAAGCAGATTTAACGTTCATAAACATTATTGCCCCAACAGAATTATTAACCCAGTTATTAAATTGATTTGTTAATTTGTTAGTTCCAGAAGGTCTATTAGTACCATTCTTCATACGGTATAAAGAATCTTCCATTGCTTCTCTCCAATTAGTTCCTAAAGCAACTTCCATTTTGTTTAAGTTTTCTTTAGAAAATATTACATCAGCATTTTCTATAAAGCTAGCTAAATATTGTTTTCTACCAACTTTATTTGTTAAATTATTTAGATCAGATATTAAACTTTCAGAATCCCAATAAGCACTAGGCTTAACCCATGTATCTCTTTTACTTATTTCTATAGCAGCTTGATTAAACAGTTTTAATTCAGGATCTTTATTAACTATATCGTTTAATTTTTTAATATCACGTTTAGCTAAACCAGGTATTTCAAAACCACCCTCTGTCCATAAATTTACTCTTAAAGCTTGATCAAAAGTAAACTCTGTGCCAGGCACTGTTTTACCTAGTTTCTTAGCTATAGCAGGAAATTTTTTGAGTAACGAAGAGTAATCATTTTTTAAAGCCTGTCTATAACTATCTATTTCAGCAATACCTTTTTGGTATGGTTTTATTAAATTTTCTTTAACCCATTCTTGTTGCTGTTCGCCTTTTATACCTTTACTATATAAATCATACATTAAACCGCTAAAGTCTTGAGCACTTGAAGGTATTATTTTAAAATTCTTAAAACCAGCGCCACGTCTTTTAGCTACAATATCAGAAAACTTATATCTAGCTTTGATACCTTTAGTATCTTCAATCATTTTGTTTATATCTGAATCTAAAACCACAGGATCCGTTGTTGTAGGTATAGCGTCAGGGTTGTTTTTTAAAAAATCTTTTCCTTTATCAAGAACAGAATTTGCTTTTACCTTATCTTTACCTAAGACAAAAACATTTGAATCATTTATAAGATTAGCAAAAGATTTAGGATTGTCTAATGAATATTTAGAAGTTTCTATATCCAAAGTGCCTCCTTTTCCTTTAACAAATCTAGGAGTAAATCTAACAACAGAAGAAATCATTTTTTCTCCAGTTTGTTTATCCTTAGTGCTAGTCGCATAGGCTATTCTAGCATAAAAATCTACTTTTTGTGCACTTATATCAGGTACATTTAAGTTTAAAGGATTTTCTCCCATGTGATATAATCCCTTTCCTTTTATTTGTATATAGTGAACTGGTGGAACTTTACTTCTATAAATAGCACCTATTTCACCCATAGTAAAACCAGCAAAACCTTTAGGATCAGGTTGGTTTGTGTTTTTTAAACCATCTGCATTTTTAACTTTTTTATAAATAGATTCTGGCATTTTATCTACTAAAACTTTTCCTTTAAAACCAAATGATTCAGCTAGTTTTTGTAAAGATTTTATGTCTATACCTGCAGCTATACTAAGTAGGTCTCCTAATTTTTCTTTCGGAAAACCAGCATCAAGTAAACCACCAGCTTTCTTAACTAAAAGATTTTCTAAATCATTTACAGTTATACTTCCTAACTGTACATTGCCACTTTCAGAAAAAATAGCTTTTAATTCTACATTTAGTGGAACGCCGTTTACAACCATTTCAACATCAGCTCCTTTTAAATTATTAGCTTGTTTGCCTCGTGTTTTTATTTCTAATCCAGGTATTTTTTTTTCTAAACCTAACAATCCTTTTATAATAGCAGCTTCATAAGCATCGCCATTATTTTTCATCTTAAACTCAAGTTTAGCATCTTCAATAGCTTTTTGTAATTGCTCTGGCGTTACAGGCTCTATACCAGACAATTGTTTAGGTGTTAAGTAAGTTTGAAAAACTTTTTGTATTATTTTAACGTCTGATGCACTAACGTTTTTCTTAGCTAAACCTCTTGTTACTTGACCTAAAGCTTGTATCCAGTTAACTCCGTTTTGTAAAGCTTTTTTAAATAACTTTAAAGCTAATATTAATGACTTATTTACTATAGCAGGTATGTCGTTAACACCTAGTCTTCCAGCGTATTTTTGTTTTCTAGTTTTTTCTAAGCTTTTAATTTTTATATCAATATTTGCTATAAATTTAGCAAGCTTATCCGGTGTTATTTCTTCGCCTAAAAGCTTTTGTGTTTCAACAAACTTTTTACTACCTTCTGAAACTCCCCCATCTTTAAGTGGTTTTACAGCTTCAACTGTAGAAACCCTACCTAACGCGTTACCTAATATGTCTGCTAGCGTTTGCTGTCTAGCTATTTTAGTAGTTGCAGGTAAACTATCATCCGTAGCCCATGTAATTAAATCTTTAACAGTAGGCTCTGCATTTTCATATTCAAAAATACCTTTACCAGCGCCTTTAACGTTTTGAACACCTCTAGCTCTATCAACTTGTTTTGGTTTATAAAGATCTTTTAGCTTTGTATTTTTTATTTCATTTAAATCTTCGCTATTTAATACTGTTAAAACATCTTCACCTTGAACTTCTAAAAAAGTTGTATAATTGCCTAAATCGTTATTTTTGCCAACAGTACCAATTTTACCACCCATTGACTCTATTATTTTTTCAGATTGTAAAAGTGTACCAGCTTTACCAACGTCTCTCATAGCTGGATTTGAAACACCTTTTACAGGTTCTGTTCTTATCTTTCCACCTATTATCTTATCTCCTATAACTTTTGTTTCTTCAGGTGTTACGCCTATAACTTCCCTTAGCTTTTGAATAGCTTTATTTTCAGCAACTTTAACTTTATCTTTTAAATCAATTTTTTGCTCAATAGTTATGGATTCAGAGTCTGTAACGTTTCTAGCTTCTGTCACATCAGATGTAAACACTTGTTCCGTACCTGATTTACCTTTTTTTAACGCGTTAAGTTTTTTATTATTTAATTCAGAGTTTATCCAACCAGATAATGAGTTGTTTATTTCAGGATTAAAATTTCTTATATGAGGTATTAATTCTGTTATAGTTGCGCTTACAAAATCTTCTGTTGAAAATTGAGGTAAACTTTTCATTTCTTGAGTTATTTGTTTTTTTACTAAACCCTGTAATAACTCGTTTTCATATATATTACCAATAACTTTTTCTCTAATTCCACTGTCCCATTCTTTTTTAGTAACATCATATTCTCCATTTTCTTTTCTAGGACCAACTAAATCATTTATTTTTTTACCTTCAGTAGTTTCAAATCCAGAAGATTTAGTTTCTGTTGCTTTTACTTCACTAAATGCAACTGGTTCAATTTTTTCAGAATTTGCTATTACATCATTAAGTTCTAGGTTGATAGCTTCAACTCTTTTAGCTTCACTTTCTGTTAAGTTTTCATCATTAACTTTATTTATAACACCAGTAAGTTCTTTTTTTTCTACTAAAAGATTTATAATTTTAGTTTGATCTGTTTTATTTTTTAACTTTAAAGGTTCTATTTGTTTACCTGTAGCTTTAACTTCTTGAAATCTTTGCATTACACTAGAAGCATCTTCTCTTGATATTACTCTTCTTTTTATATTATTTTCTAATTCAAAAGCTAATGTTTTTTCAGAATTAGGTATTTTAGTAACATCTAATTGAGTTTCGTTTGATTCAATGTTAGGATCAAAAGCAGATGATACACTTGTGAATCCATTCGCTTTAACTAATCTTCCAACTTTTATGTTTGTAGAAGTTTGTTGTAAGTTTAGTAAAGTACCACCAACACTTACAGGAGCTTTACTACCTACTGATCCAACCATTTCAAAATAAACTTCTTTCATGTCTATTTTTTCACCAGCCGCTAGCTGACCAGCAGCTTCGCCAACACCTTCACCTATCACTTCAACTCCAGTACCCACCGCAGCAGCCACACGAGTACTTTTACCAGCTTTAACAAGTCCTGAAACAGCTTTACTAGCAACGCCAGCACTAAGACCACTAGCAACACCTATAACTATTCCTCTATTTCTAGCTTTAGTTTGTATTTTATCAAATTTTTCAGGATCATTTAAAACTTTTTGTAAATCATCAACCGTGATATTATTAACATCATCAATACCTGTTTCAGCTATAAGAAGCTCTGCAAATTTTAAACCTGCTTCTAAAGAGTACCCAGAAGCCATAAAGAATCCAGCTAATGCACCTGTTGGTCCACCAGCAACAGCTCCAACAGCCGTTCCAGCAATAGCTGATTTTTTTACTTCATCAGATTGTATAACAGCACCACCGTTTAGTACAGCTGAATTAACAACTACTTGAGATATAACGCTTGGATTTTGATATAAACATTTTAAAAAACCCATAGATGATTGGCCTGCATCAGCATAACAACTTTCAAACTTTTTCATTTCGTCTGAAGTATTATTTGCAATAACATTGTTTTTTTGATCTTCTAAAAATTTAAGTAATTTATCAGTTTCAACAACTCCACCGCTAGAAAATATTTCTAAAGAAGAATCTAAACTGTCTGACATGACCACACCAGACTTACTAGCTCTATATACATCACCAAAAAAATTCCCTAATCCATCTTTTCCTATCATATTTTCTACAATAGTACTTTTTTCACCTGTAGCATCTTGTAACGACAGTATTTTTAATCTACGAGCCTCATCCCATATAGCTAAAGTTGAAGGCTCATAGTCAGGATCAGAGCTTGCACTTTTTGCAACAGTATAACCCCATTTTGAAAAAAAATCGTTTTCTTTTTCAGTAAATTTAGTTATATCATTAGTAGATAAATTAGAAGCTATTTCTTTTAAAACAGCAGGATCATAAAACTCATTTTTTCCTTCACCAAAACCACTTTCTTTTAATCCAAAATTAATACCAGAAACAAAATTAATATTTTCTAAATTTTTTAACTTTTCGTTATCAGCATAAATTTCAGAACCCACTGAGGCAACATTGACTAAAGCATTAATTTTATCACCCCAAGATAATTCTGGTTTTTTTTCAGGAGTATTTTTTATAGCCTCATCAATATCAATATCAACCTCTAAACCTAAACCAGTCAGTGGGTTTAGTTCTTGATTTGGTGGAGTTTCTAATTGTTCTTTTTGAAGACACTTGTTATATTGCTCTTCAGTCCAATTGAATTTTGCCTTTTTATCTTGACAATTCATATATTAAATTTAAACTAATTGTTCAGTAACTTCGCTAACCGCTTCATCAGCATCTTTAATTGCAGCTTCAGCTTTTAATCTTGGTTCGCCTAAGGGGAATTCTTTACCTATTTCAGTTTCTAAATACCATTTTTTGTAATCTTCTTGAAACTTTTTCTGTTGATTATCTTTTAAAGCTTTAGCTGGTTGAAGATAATAATCTGTTACTTTAGCTATAATATTATTATTAAAAGCAATTACTTGATCAAAACTTTGAAACTCTTCGAGTAGACCAGCACTAATTTTATCCATTTGAAGATTGAACTGTAAACTATCGCCTATAGCTTTTTTATCAATAATGTAAAAATCTTGAACCATACCACCTTTTAAATCTTTTGATACAATATTTAACTGGCCATCGGATTTTTTTTCTCTATAAACCTCTGTAACACCACCAGTTAAAACAATATTGCTTTCATCACTACCAACTTTTTCTTGTTCAAATATATCTGGATTAGACAACTTAAAGTTTTCATTTTCCTCTAACCTACTAGGTATAGTTACAAACATGTCTTGATTTTCTGATAATTCATTTAGTTTATTTAAATAAATTCTTTCAACAAAAGTACCATCTTTTTCATAAATCTCCCAAGCAATTTTATTTAAACTGTTGTCTATTGCTTTTATTTCAACTTTACCACCTAAATCACCATTTAATATGCTTAACGATAAAAACCTGCTTACAGGTGTTCCCATCATGTCTAAACCACCCATAACACCTGCTTTTTGAACCATTTCGTTCCAAACCTCTGTATTGCTTATTATGTTTTCTAAACCTATTTTAACTGTTTCAACACTTCCTGTGATTAAATTAACTAAACGTCTAGCCTCTACAGGATCTTCATTCGTACCTTGATCAAGTGATAATTGAATATCAGCATAAAGCTTAACATATGGATCAAATAACGCTGCATAGTCAATTGGTTCTACTTTATTATCACTATAACCTAATTCATAAGAAAGTTTTGATTGGAGCTCTGATATAGCAAACTTTATTTGTTTGTTTATCTTTTGATTTTCTATTAATTTATCTTTTATTGACATGTTTTTAATTCTTAAATTTTCATTACACCTTTAGATATAGCCTGCATCTGATCATCTGTTGCCCCAAAAGCAGAAGCGCCTCCTATAGCTGCTAAACCTGTTCCACCACTTATAGCACCCATCAACGCTTGGGTTTCTTGATTATATGCGTTGGTTTCTCTTTGTTTTTCTCCAGTTATTTGCTGCCTAGTAAAAGCTAGTTGAGCGTCTTTTCTTTTTTCTTGAGCATTAAATTTAAAAGCTCTACCAGCTGATTCCGCAGCTTGCGTTCTTTTTCCTTCTGATATAGCAATACCCTGTAATCTTTGTCCTTCAGAAAACTTAGCTTGTTCTAAGTATTGCTGACCTTGAGCTCTCATTTTTTCATTAGCAGCCTCTTGTTGTTCTATATTAGCAGCAATACCTTTTTTACTTTGTAAAGCGGCTTGAGCCAACGCGGTAGCACCTCCAGCACTAGCACCTGTAGATCTTAAAGTATCTAATGTGTTAGCTAAAGATAAATCCGCTTCTTCAGCTTGCATTTTAGAAGCACCTGTAGCTACACTTAAATTCCCGTAAGGATTACTAAGTCCACCACTTAAATCTGTAGCTAAAGAACTTAAATCTTTAGTATTAGAATACGGATTTATTAGTGGTTGTCTACCATTTTCTAAACTTTTTAATTCACCTGTCAGTCTGTTTTTTTCCTGTCTTGCTCTTCTAGCTGCTCTTCTAGCTCTACCACCCCCGAATAATCCGCCGATAACCTTACCTACTCCTCCAATTACTGCTGCGGCAGTAAAAGGATCTATAACCGCCATTACAACACCTTCTGGCGCGGCAAATAAAAATTCGTATAATATATTTAAAACTTCTTCCATAATCTTTTAATATGATGATTCTACAGTTTCAGATGATACTGCAAATAATTCTCTTTTTTGGTTTATACTATTATCTAAGCTAAAGTCAAAGGTTGTAAAAAATCCTTTTACACCTGTCATACTTGCACCAAAAAGTATTTCACCGGGTGTTGCTGGTGAACTATTTATAAGATTAGCAAAGTATTTATTTTCTTTTCTTTTAAACTTATTAATAAACATTTCATTTTCTAAAGCAACTAGACTAGTTGGAACATCTCCATATTTAGCAATAGGTACTTGAGCTATGTCTCCAGAACTTGCTACAACGCTTGAAACAGTCCAATCATTATTACCTTCGTAGTTAATTGTTTTAAAAACTTTAACTGTTGATGGAGAACCATTTAACACAACTTTTACTGTTGATGGAAACACGTTGTTAGGTGCATCATAAAAACGCCCATGTGCACTACTTCCATAATGGCTATAAAGCTTACCGCTGTTAGTAGAGAAAAAAGTTGAAGTTAAACTAAACATAAAACTTGGTTTAAAATCAAAGAAACTAGTCCAACCTTGTACACCTTCATCAAAGCTTAACGTGCTATATTGACCATTAACCTTTTGTATTGATAGTACATAGTTTTTAGTATGATTATCCCACCCACCAACTATTTTTTGTACAGGTTCAGCATTTCCAGTTTGATTATTTATACCTGTTAACTCATCTCTAAAAAAATCATGCATACCAAAACCAGATATTTCTACAATATCTCCTTGAGTTGTTAACCTTAACACGCATCCACGTTTTCTGTCTGTAAAATATTTTCTATAACCATATACAGCAAAACTAAATGGATCTGTAGCTATACCATATTTACCAGGAAATGAAACAACTTGACCTATAACAATTCTGCCAGATGTTGTCAATGCAGTTCCTTCAGCTGTGTATATAGCATCTTTATCTATTAACGCTCTACTTACCTTGTCTTCTTGAAATATTATTAGATTAGTATCTTCAGCGTGTAGCTTAATTATTTGACCATTTGCTGGGTCTAGTGATCTTGTTATATCTTCACCAACTGAAAACTCATTTGTTTGATTAATACCTGTCCTAGAATTTAAAACACCTGAGTATATCAATGAACTAAATCTTAACTGTTGACTTGGGTTATCTTCTACTATGTGAGCTTTTACACCTATATCTGTAGATGTATTGTTATAACCTCCTCTAATTCTAGACTCTTCAATAAACCAATCATTAGCGTTAGAAGCTACAAAAGGTATAACAGGAGGTGTTGCGTTAGCATTACCACCAGGTATAACGTCATATGGCGGTGTTGGCTGAGGATTTGCATCTACAACACTTGATATTTTCTTCAACCAATATGAGTTAAAATATTTTAATTCTAAAGTAGCAGCCATATTATTTTATTATCACTTATTTTTTGTTATTATTACAACCAACCTATAGCACCTGGTACAGGTCTAGAACAAACAGGTAGTGGAGTAGAGGAACAAGGTCTAGCTAGTTTATCACTACACGTATTTGGATCTCCACTTATTTTAATACCACCCGCATCAAATTTTGCTGAAACTTTTACCTGATCAAAAGGTTTACCAAAAGCAGCATCAAAACCGAAGAAGTTAGGATAGTTATGTGTCGAACCATTAGCTGGTGAAGATAATGTACTGTTTAAGTAAAATATATCAACATATTCTGCGTAAGCCATTGGAGCATATCTGTCTGTGCTAGTAGCGTAACAACCATAAGTTGTTTGTTGACTAGATATTTCATAATGCCAAGCTGTTGGATTAGAGTATGGTGCGGTTATTGGTAAACCATTTTCAACCACACAGGAGCCATAGTATAAGTCATCTGAATTAACCCATAGGATTAATGAATCAGCAAAGGTACCAGCATAGGTATGGTAAGCGTTTTCAGCAACAATAAGGTATTCACCAACTGTGTCAAAAGCAAAAGCTGTTGAAGCATATTTAGTAGTATTAGAGTTGTTGTTTATTAATTCCGCATCAGCAATAATGTTAGAATTATTTATATCAGCTAATTGACTCCATGTTGCATCAGAGGCATTATCTCTGTGATAAACTTTCCATTGAACTTTTGAACCAGACCTAGGAGCAGATGATCCGCTAGAATATTTCTGCTGCATGTTACAAGAAAACACAACAGTTCCCACAGATAAAGCAGAGCTGTTTGGCGTTCCTAATCTAAATAAAAAGTTTGAGTCATTAGTGCTAGTTGATGGTTGAACTGGTAAATCTGTTAAAGCATAACCAGAAGCAGGACTAGAGCTAGTAAAAGTTCCATTAGCTATATACCATATTGCTCTTTGAGGTTGTGATTGAGTTGCGGAAAGTGGTACTACAGCACCAAACATAGGTGGTATACCTTGAGAAGGAACAATACTAGATTCACAACCTGATTTAGAGCTTGTATTCATTTGTAATGCACCAACTGTAATTACCTGTTGTTTAGTAACACTTAATGAACCATTTTGTATTACACCACCTACAACAGCATCTTCAGCTTTTAAGTTTAAAGTATAAACACCTAGTGGTGTTGTTGTACTTTTTGTAACAACTCCAACAGAAGGATCAGCTATAGAAAAATAAGAACCTGGTGATTGAGATACTATACTATACTTTATTTGGCTTGTATTGCTTGTTGCTGAACCATTGTTGGCTCCTCTGGTAACACCGGTATTATCACCAACACTAACTGTTACAGGTGGTAAGCTTGCGCCTGAAGTCCAGTCTGTAAAAATAGGATCATTGTTAGTTAAGCTTCCAGTAAAAGGTGTTGAACTAGTATCACCACCTGAATTAGCTACTGTTGTCCAAGTAAAGTTAAAGTTATAGGTTTCTAAAGAATTTTTATTTAAATCAAAACCAGCATTAGAAAAAACAAAAGTATTTACTGCTGTTTGTATTTTATATCCAGTCCCTGATGTTACTAGTTTAAAATCTCCTGTAAAACCATTACTTAGATTTGGATCTAAATTTATATTACCAGAAGCTCTAGTTCCATTAGAATCTGTAACAGTCATTATAACATTTTGTATTTGTGTATTTAAAAAATCACTACCTTGATTGTTTTGAGGTCTAAACACCCCTGATATATCTGAGTTAGCAGCCATGTTTTCAAAATGTGAATAACCTACTGCTGAAAGACCAGCTACACCATCAAAACCAGTGTTTATGTCAGCATTTAAATCAGCAATTAAACCAGCTGTAGATGTTTCATAAAACAATTGCAACAAGCTTTCAACAGGTTCTGTTTCTGCAATAGAAAGAAAAGGTGTTGTTAAACCCGCTGTTAAAACACCTATGCTAGTTGTTCCTACGTTAGAAGCAGCTAATCTACTTATTAAAGGATTTGTATCTAATTGATAAAAATTATCTTTACCTGCGTTTGACAACTCAGTGAAACCCATGTTTAAGTCTACAGCTGTAGCAATTGTATCAGCTGTCATGCTTAATGGTAGCGTTTGAGTACCACTTGTGCTTACTGGAAAATATTGAACATTGTCTGTTGCTGTGTTATTTACTCTACCATATAATCTAATAGAACTTCTAAATTGCTTTTGTTGATCAGAGGTTTCGTTTAAATCTCTAGGTATTTTATTTATATTATCATTAAGTAAAACAACGTGAGCGGTTTTATTATTTTCATTTGTAGGATAAGGTGATGTTCCGCCGTGATCCGGATAACCATTTAAAAACCCTGGTAAATAACAGTTATAATACTCTTGCTCTTGTTGTTTAACAACAACTTTATAAGAATACCAACCAGTAATGTTTTGTATTATATATGCATATTTAGTGTCTGGAGTGTTAAGTGAATTAGTAGAATATAAATAATTATTTATAGGTTGCTTTGTATAAACCTTATAATCTGGAGCTGATGTTGCATCTACTTTTTCAACTTTAACAAAATCAGTGTATTCACCTCTTAAGTATTCGTTAACAGCTGGTATGTAGCTAGCACTTCCTGTAATTCTAAACCTATATTCATAACCAGCTGTATTTAATACGGGTATAGTTACTTCATCGTTTATTAAATATAAAACAGACATGTTAAAGCCATTACCTCTAGCGTCAGCGTATAGACCAGGTGCACCTTCACCATCAGCATTTACAGAAGAGCTTATAGCTTCGTTTATAACAACCTTTAAAGCGTCGCCAAACCATTCATTGAGATTTTGACCAGCAGAAGTGTATGGGTGATAAAAAGTTGATCCACCGAAAAAATCACCACTAACTGTTTGGCCGGTTGGATCTACAGAGGAAAGAATAACAGACGATTGTCTACCAAATTTATCAGCTAATATAAAACCAACTTGATAATTTCTATTTTGTTTTAAAGTATGGTTGGGGTATTCAGCCCAATTTTCAAATATAGTTGTATTTTTTCCACTTGCACCAACGTTATAATTTAAAAAAGCAGGTGGAGTGTGTTGGTTTCTAAAATTTCCATACATAACCCTATTTCCAGAAACCTCCTGTGAAAAAGCTTTTACAGGAACTTTGTCATAAACTCTAATAGTTTGTCTTTCTGGTAAAGTTTTGTAAGGTTTTCTAGACTGATAGTTGTAAGTAAAAATATTAGAATTAGAAGTTAAGGTTTCAATTTTTACAGTGTCTAAGACTTTAACTGATCGAGCATCTGACTCTTTGTATAATATGTCTATTTCTATAATTTTATAAGTTGCTGAAACGTGTGGACCGCAATTTGCTTCTGTATCTGGAAGTGGTATTAGTAATTCTACATTTTGAACTCCATTTTGCATAAAATCTAATATAGTACTTCTATATGCTGCGTCTTCATCTCCACTTAAAAAATAACCTTTTTGTTGTGGTATAAAGGTTGGCTGGCTAAATGGTGCCATTAAAGAGTATTCTTGGTCATCAAACTTAAACCTGTAACTAAACCTAACAAACAAATCTTGAAGAAAATCAGGATCACCTGGCCAATCATTACCATTATTAAAATCATAGGTAATATCTTTACCTGTCATTGTTGTACTGATAAAAGTTAAAACATCATTTGTAGCTACGGTTGCGGCTACATTAATTGTTACTGCTGTTCCAACAACATTGGTTACATACACATATTTATTAGCCAAAATACTTGGCCCTATTATACTCATGCCTTTTTTTATAGCAGTATTAGCTGCTGATAAAGTTATAGTTGTTGAAGAGCTTGAAGAAGCAACAACACTTGTTGTTTTCTTTAATAACTCTATAGTTTCGTATGGATTATACTTGGCAACTGATATTTGATTTTCTCTAGTATAATAACCAGGCGTAGTTGTTAAACCTGTTGTTTGGTTAACAACCGGAGGTGTTGCTGTAACATTTATTTTTCTAGGTTGATTTCTATTATCTGTCCAGAACAATAAGTTTTCTACTAAATTAACACCTGTTATATAGTTTTGATTACTAAAGTTTAAAAAAGCTCCTTCAACTAGTCTAATATATGAATTGTTAAAATATTTATATATATAATGTTGTGAAGCACTGTTAGTTAAAAATAAATAAATAGTGTTTGAATTATCATCTTTCAAGTAACCTATAACTTCAACCTCGCCTACGTTAGTATCTGGAACCAAAGTATTACCTAATATGTTTTCTAACGCACCTATATCATCATCTTCAGATTTTCCTACAGATATATTTCTTGCATCTCTATACTCACCGTTAGGAATAAGCCTATCATCCAAGTCTTTATTCATCTTGGATTTTAGAAAACTGTTTTTAATTTCAGCCATTTATATATATATATTTATCGTGGATAACTATTTCCACCAGCACCTATATTATGAGCTGGATTAGGTCCTTTAAAATCAACAGGTTTTGATTTAGGGGTTTTTGTTGGGTTGAAATGATTTCTTAGTTTTGGGTCTGCAAATTCTCTAAATCCACCAATATTTTTAGGTTTACTTCCTCGTGTCAAAAGATTTTTTATTGTTTTAATCGCTCCTTTTGCAGCTTTAACGCCTGAGCCTCCAATTAGTCCAAAAGCACCTGATCCTCCAACTAACTTATCTTTCACAGGTGTTTTATCACCTATGTCTTGCATGGCTTTTCTAGCCTGTTCTTTTTTTGAACTTTTCTGCCCTTGATTAACTGGGCTTGTTTTAATTCTTGTAGTTTTCATTTTATAATTTTTTAATACTTAATCCATTTAGATTGATTTCTAAACACTTGAACTATTTCGTCTAGCTTAATATTAGATAATCTTATTTTAGCATTTCTTAATTTAGCACTTCTTTCTTTTTTAAATCTTTGTACTACGTACTCCTGAACACCTACACTTGTTGATAATATAGAATATATTATATGTGCATACAAAGCTTCTTCTGCCATTTTAGGTATTCTAGCATCAAGATCATAAGCATTGCCATCAGAAACATATTCTACAACAATTAATTTTTCTTTTAAATCACTAGAAAAACCAAACTGTCCTTTTCTATCATCTACTACAAACCAGCCATTTCTTTGACTAGTAACAGGGTTTAATCCATATCTTTGACCTAAAGCATTGTTATAATAATTTTGCCAATACAAATCAGCCACATTATAATCATTTAAAAATGCACCACTTAATGCTCTAGGATTATTAGAATTCCAAGCTTCTGCTGTTTGTGATGTTAATTCCGTGTTGTTGTCATTACTGTCTTGTACTATACTACCATCTCCAGCTTGAGTTGGTGTAGCATAAGGCCTTAATGTTAATTCGTTGGCTGGGTATATAGTATGTTGTACACCCATTTGATCTATCCACGAAAACCTAACATAGTTAACATAATCTTGAGGTATAGTTAGTGTTAAACTTAAGGGTACTGTTAATTCTTGTGATCGTATACTTTTTAGTGTATCGTAACTAAATTCTTGTAAACCACGTTTAGCGTGAAATATAACATCAGTTCTTTTAATACTAGGTATAAGTTTACCAGCCCCTACATAAGCTATTAAGAAATTATCAATAACATCATCAAGCCTAGTATACGAATAACTACCATTGCTATCCCATAAAGTATTTTCGTTTAATTGTATTTTAACATATATACTAGGTGGCAACGAAGCATTTATTGTAATTATATTATTAAGCTCAGAATACGGTTGAACTAATTTAAAAGTTAATACATCTAAATTAGAAATAGCAACAGCTAAATTGTTTACACATGTGAATGTTTGATTACCAACTGCAACACTAGCTATAATACCTATAAAGGCTCCAGTAGCTGAAAGCACTGTCATACCTACTAAAACACTCGTGTTTGCAGCTGCAATAGTTATATTTTTTTGTGTAATTGCAGAAGCAGTATTACTGGTTCCAGTTGTTTTAGCTATAGCAGATGAGGGTAATAATTCTGTCCAAGTATTTGCGTCTGGACTTGTAAATATTTTAAAGTTATTTAAATTAAAACCATTAGAAGCATTGTCAGAGCTACTAAAAGTTAAATTAGTATCAAAAGTACTAGTAAAAGTTTGACCTACATAATCAGTGGGAACGTTAGTAGCTGTTTGAGCTTTTGCTTGAAACTGCTGTGCACCAGCGTAATATTGTCTATTTGTTTCGGTTATTAAACCTCCGTTAGGTATTGACATAATCTAGCTTTTTTGATTTATTTCTTGTTGTTGAACTTGAGAAGCTGCAACTTTTACTATTTCAGGATCTCTAATAACAACCCCAGCGTATAATAATATTTTTAATATCAACTCTGTTTGTTCAGAACTATGCAATTCAAAATTCATAGAACCGCTTGGTTGAAATTGATAACTAGTAGTTATTTGACTGTTCATACCCCAAATTGGTGGTATAGGTTTTCTTAAATAGTTTACTGAAATACCAAAATCAATAGATTGAGGATAAACATTTATATAATTATTTTTATAAGTATATATAGGATATTTAGTTGTTGGCTTAGTTAAATTAGAACTAAGTAAATGATAAAGCTCACTAGAACCAACTCTTTCCAGCTCTTGTATTGGCAACGTTCCTCCAGCGCTATATATAACAGTGCCAAGTCTATAAAATTGTTTACTATATAAATTTATTACAACTGCAGTGCCAGCAAGAGGCGCTGTACCGTTTAATATTAAGTTTCCACCACTTACAGTATATTGATCTGGTGAATATTGTATTTCGTCTACAAAAACATTACTAATAGCATTTTTTGCAGCAAAACTAATTGAATCTCCTATTAAAGGATATGTAAGTTGATTAGTTGTTGACGTCCACGATTGTGTTGTCGATGAATTTCCAGAGTATTGGAAAGGTATTTGATGACCACTTGTTGTGTATGTAGCGGTATCTATTTCTTTAAATATAGATAATTTTTCATCTACATTTATTTGTCTATCAGAGTAGTCTAGATCTATCTGTGGCACACGTAGTTGCTGATTCATATCTTCAGCATATTTTTCAAATATCTCTAATTGAACTTGTCCACCTATTTTATTAAACTCAACAGGTGTCATGTAACCTCTCTGTTCTTTATTTAGTATTAATAAAACGGTTTGATATACAGTATTTACGTTTATTGCCATTTTAATATTTTAGTTAATAGTGTTAAGGGCCACAGAAGTGACCCCTCACTATAATTATAGTTACATATTATTGTAACTTTTTATTGATTGTTTTAAAAACTTCTACGCCTTCATCAGTTTTAAACCAAGCAGCTAACGCTGAGTATGGTTGTTCGTCAAAAGGTATAGTCATTAATTTTCTATCATTAGTTCCCCAGTGAAATGTTCTTTGATCTTGAGATAACTTAACAATACCTTGCTCTACAGCTTTTATACCTACGTTTCTTAATCCAACGTTTTCATCATTAGCTATAGCTAAAAATCCTGCAGGGTTTCGTTTTGCCATTAAAAGTAAATCTCTTTTAATTTCTTTAGAACTCATTGTAGCTACAGCAGATCCTTTTTCGACTCTTAAAACAGATTCAGCTTCATCAACTTCCATTTGCTTAGCAGCAAGTAAAGCTTCAATTTCAAAATTGATTTCATCGATTTCATCAGTTGCAATAACTTCTGGTTTAAACTCTGCATATACATGACCTTTTCTAGGGTGGTATAATGAAAGTAGTTTTTGTAAATTTTGTTTTTGTTTAGGTACAAACAACATTCCTTCTTCAAAAATAACATGACCTAATGTAACCTCTCCTTTTTGTTCGTCTACAAACGGTGAGTTCATATTAGTTGCATATCTTAATTCTCTTTGTTCTCCATTTTTTTCATCAAAATGTAATAATGGATAACGTCTTGAATGTCTTGTTCCTAATGTATATGTTAAAGGTGATACTTGATTTGTTAAAAAATAAGTTCTATCCTTGATCTCCCATTCAGGGGTTGAAATTTGTTTTGTCTTTGACATGATATAATATAATATAATTAATAAAAAAATAAAGGGCTAGGCGCCGAAGCGCCTAACTCTTTAAAGTAATTCTAGCTTTGGAATAACACGAAGTTATTAGCAGCTTGAGTAACTAAACATCTCTCTGATAACCAGTTTACGATCATCGAGTCAATTTCAGAAGTGTAAGCACCACCAGCAGTACCAGTGATCCAGTTTTTGTATCTTCTGTCATCTCCTTGAGAAGCTCTATATCTCACGTGTAAAAATGGTCTTCTAATGTTTGTACCTAAAATTTGGTCATAAACTGTAGAAGTTCCCGCAGGAATTAATACACCATCGATATTGTTTACAGCTACTGCACCTCTTGTTGAAGCGTCATTTAAGTATTTCCAGCTAGTTTTGTAGAAGTCATAAGAACCTCTTCTGAAACCAGAGAAACCTAAATTTAAAGCCATATCCTCAGAATTTTCAAATAAACCGTAAGCAGTTCCACCAGATTGTCCAGCAGAAATTTGGCTTAGCATGTCATCAAACTCTAAGTCTGTATCTCTATTTAAGAATAACATGTTTTCTTCAATAGCACCTTGAGTATCAAGATTTTTAAGTATTTGATCGAAATCTGAAATACCTGTAGCACCTTGGAATCCACTCATGATATTACCTCTGTTAGTGATAGCTTGGAAAAGACCTTCAGTACCGTGAGCATCTATAGCAGCATTAAACCCTGCGCCAGCTAATCCAGCAGCGCCTGCAGCAGCCTGCACAGCAAAACCACCATTTTGGTCAGCTATTTCACCTTCAACCATTGCCATTTCTAAGTAATCGTCAAAACGTAATCTTGTTTCAGACTCAGACTTTAAATACCATAAGTATCCTGATGTTCCATCTTCTGTAGCAACTTCTACCCATCCAATCTGTGCCATGTCAGAACCATTGATTTCAAATCTATCTTTGATAATGATTGGTTGATTAGAGTATTGAGTAAATTGTGGCTGTACTGAAAAACTTCCGCTTCCAGTTCCTTTAGCAAATAAAGAACCATAAACGAATATCTTAAGTCCAGCAGCACCTGCAGCAGCAGCAATACCTAAAGTATCCCAGTTAGCAGCAGTAAATGGATAAGCAGTAACGTTAGTTAAAGCACCATTTGGAGCTACAAGACCTACAATACCTTTTAATGTAACACCCGTTGTTGGGTTCATTACAACGATAGTATCATTTGGAGCAATTGCATTCTTAACAGAAGCGGCACCAACAGCAGCGTTAGTAGGTACACTGAAAACAAATGTTCCAGCACCAGGTCCTGTTAGCGTACACCCTGTGTAAGAGATGTGTAATCTATTTTGTTCTGACCATATAACTTGATCAGATGTCATTGGCATTTCAGCACCAACCATTTTTAAGAAACCAGATAAAGTTCTGTTTCCATATCTTTCTACTTCAGCTTCGTAAACTTCTGGTAGATACTGTTGAGCAAAGTCATTAGCATTTGCACCACCAGTGTTGAACGCTAGATAGTTGTTAGCTAGCGGTAATTGCGTTTGAGAAGGTATAATACTTCCAAACACAGGAGCGATTTGTCCCATAATAAATAATTTTTAGTTTTAGTTAAATTTTCTTGCTTTGATTTTTAATTTTGAAGAGTCAAGACCACTTATACTTTTAACTTTAAATCCACCAACAAACACGTCACTTGGAGCACTTGCTCTAGCTTCGTTACTAATGTTGTTTGATTTTGCAGCGACATTCCTAATAGCATCGGCTTTGCCTTGCTCATAAAAATGCTGTGCAATAGTATCTGCATGTTGCGCGGCATACATAGCTTTGTGATAACCTTTTACATCAGTTACATCACCTTTATCGTTTAAGAACTTCTTAACTATATTACTGATGTTTGATTGACTATCTGCAACTTCACTAGGATTTTTAATACCGTACCTAAATTTTTTATCTCCTACGCTAAAATCAAAACCTTTGAATTCTTTGGTAAAATAATCTTTAGTAGTATTTCTAAATACTTCATGTTGTTGCTCTGCTACACCTTGCTCTTCGTTGTAGCGATTGAAAAAATCCATAGCTTTTTTTTGCTCTTGAGTTACTCCGGGTCTCAACTTGATTTCGTCGTAATATTGACTCTTTAAACCATCCAAATGCTTACGGGCTTTTGCAACCTCTTCTTTGTATGCAAGTTTCTTCTTTCGAATATCTCTTGCTTCATCTAACTCTTCATCAAACTCAAAATTATCTTCTAATAAGAAGCTAATCTCTTCTGAATCTAAGTGAGATTTAGTCTGTTTGTAATACTCTCTTAATAATGTATCACTATCTACATTAGAATAGTCAGCATTTAATCTAACATAATCTTCTAATGTTCCACCTGTTTCTTTCATAAAGTCTATGACTTTTTCAATGTTTTCAGGTAAATTAATATCTTGTTTTGTGGCTTGTGGTTCCTCAGCTTTTAATTCCGCTTGTGGTTCCATTTTTTCACCTATTGAAATAACCTCATCTTCTTCTTCTTTAACCTCTTCAATTACAGGTTTTTCTTCTTGAACTTCAGCAATCGGACTGGGCTCTTGTACTTGTTCTCCCACTTTCTCGCTATCTCCGGATGTTTCAACCACAGGTATTTCCTTTGTTTCTCCGACTTGAATGGCATCTTGTTCTTCTGTTTTAGGTTTTGATAAATCTATTTTTATAGGTTCATCACTATTTGATAAATTTTTAGGTTTAAGAATTTTAGCTTTCACCTTAAGCTTTCCAGCTTTTTCTTTTGTTTCTGACATAATAAAATAATATAAAAATTAATAAATAACTACGATAATAATGGTAGTTGTAATGAATCTTCTGCTTCAAAGTCTGTTGGAGCAGAATCGTTTTGTCTTTGACTAATCATTTGAGACTGTTGTGAAGCTTGAATTTTAGTTCGCTTATCTTTACGATCTTCTATTTGTGCTTCTTTTTGAGATGTGTTAGCTACATCCATTTCTTTTAGTTTAATGTTATACTCAAATTCTTGAGCCATCAACTGAAGTTTAAGTTGATTTTCAGCTTGCATTCTTTGTATTTCAAACTGAGATTTTGATTGTTCTATTTGTGTTTCTGTTTGTGCTAAAGCCTCTGCTTTTTGCACATCATTCATTGCAGATCTTTCAGAAGCTTCTGCGTTTGAATCTGCTTGTGCAGCAATATTAGCCATTTGAGCTTGTTGATCAGCTTGTTGCTTTTTGACTCTTTTGTATTTTAAAACTTGATTTGCTAAAGTTAGATTTCTTATTTCTCTAATATCAATAGCATCTTCAAGGTATATTTGATTTTGTTGCAAAGCCATTTGTATGTTTTGCTCTAACATCGCCTTTTCTTCTTCTTCAGGTTCTAACTCCATGTATATACCAAAATCATAAAGATGTAAATCGTCCACTTCATGTAGGGTAGCAACATTAAACTTACCTATACTAGACTTTAAAGCACTATTAGTCAAATCAAAATCAAGCATGTCCGCTATTCTTAGTGATATGTTTTCACAAGTTCTAAGAGTTAAATACAAACTGCCATTTAAAATATGCTTAGTAGCTATGTTTGAAGCGTTGGCAGCCATTTTTTGTAAACCGACTAATGAGTCCTTATCTGGTAAGCTACCATCTCTAGCTTCGTTTAATCCCGTTACATCTCTTATCATTTGTAAATAATACTGATAAGTATTTATTAATGATTGTATTTTACCGTTAGCGCTAGACGTTTGTAATTCTTGTATTGGCACTTTACCTCTGTTAGGATCACCATCTTGTGTTAGCGATCTACCAACTATACTACCAGTTTGAAAGTACATGTTTAATGCTTCTTGTGGATTATAATTAGTTCCATTACCTAAATCAACTTCAGACAAACCATCAACATCTACAAACACACCGTCTGGAACCATTCTAGCAATCACCTGTTGCAATTTAAGTGATGTAAGCTGTATCATATCAGCAAAACCAGTTATACGCCCTACAAGTGAATCTACACGGCCTTGATACATATGAGGTGCTACAATGTTGTAGTTCATATTAACCTTGGTTAAATCACTTTTAGGTCTTGTCATGTTTTCTGACATTTCCCATTTAAGCATTTGTTCAACACCCATAACCTTAGCACCTGTAAATAAAACTTCTATTGTTCTAGACACTCTGTCAAAGTTATCGCTTTGTGGCGGGTTAAATGTATCAGGTTTTTCTAATACTTTTTCTAAACCATTATCTGTGTTTTTAACTTTAAAGACTTGATCCATGTAAGACTTATATTCAAAGTATACCACTTGTACTAAGTCGTTATCATTGTTACGATTACGCATATAACCTTCTCTGCCAGGGTATTTTTGAATCGTAGCAAGCTCTTCATTAGTTAATTGAGGAAATTCTTTTTTTAGCTCAGGTATTGTAATTGATTTAATTTCGCCTACATAATATAAATCCTGAAAATTAGGATCATTAGTATATGAATAAACTAAATTAGAAGGATTTACATAATCTATTGTAACACCTTCAGCTTTATTAAAACTAGTTTTTACAGCTCCAATACCAACTGTAACTATATCTTCTATAACTCTTTTGTTAATTAATTCGTATTTGTTAAAATCTAATACATTATTAATAACTTCTTCTTCAGCAATTTCTACAGATTGTTTATAGTTTAATTGCATATGCACTTCTAACTCTTCTTTTGACTGAGGTAAATTAGCCGGATCAACTACATTGTAAACGTCTACACCTAAATTTTGTTTTATACTATCAAGTAAAGGCTTGGATAACATATCTCTTAATATAGATGAGGCATAATTTGTTCTTTGTTTTTGTGAAAACGGATCTTGAGCGTATGCTTTTATGTCATATTTTTTAGATGATATACCATTTACAACAATATCAACAAACTTAGGTATAATAGGTACTGGTTTCCAGTCTAAGTTTAAATAAGATAAATCACCATTAATTGATAACTCATCTTTATATTTTTGCACAGGCTGTTCACCTCTAGCATATAATCTTAATCTATTGAAGTTTTGAAATCCTTTTTGCCATCTTGTGCCGTTGACTCTACCACCTCTAAACCATTCATGTTCAATAGCTTGCGCTACTTGCAAACCATATTCCCAACTAAGCTTTTCCGCGAGAGGTACCACCTGACTCGGAAAGGAACTATTAGTACTCGTATTAATCATCTAATTAATTATTTTTGATTTTGAACCCTTGTTGTCATATTTAGAAAAACTTAAACTTACTTTTTCTTTTATATGTTCAGGTATAGGTCTATATTTATTTTTATTGCAAGCCATGATAGCTAAGCCAGAGCTTATAGATGCATCATGTTTTGTTCTTTTATTTATATCAAATGCAGCCCAGTCTTCTAATGTTCTTTGAAAATACATAGTACCGTACTGCTCATTGTTATATCCTACAAACATTTCAATATAAGATTCAATAGCCGCAGCATGGGCTTGTTTAACGTCTTCACTTGAATTCGGTATACCACCTATTTCTTTTTCCGTTATAGATAATTTATATGCTGTTTTATCTGGCCTGTTCATAGAGTAACCTCTATAACCTCTTCTTTTTAAATGATATAATAATCTAGGTTTATTATTCTCAGCAAGTATTGGCATACCATAAAAATGTAAAGCCATAAGCACATCTTCAAAAAATGTTTCAGCAGTTTGTGGTCTAGCTATATATTCTAAAAAAAATAAGTTAGGTGGACAAGTATCCATAGTAAACTTAGTTAAACCGTGTAATGCACCTTTAGAACCTCTACCATCTACTGTTCCCGATATATCATATGAGTCACAACCAAAAGCACCCATATGCTCATTAGCAGGATACTTCATACCATTTTTAATAATAAATCTATTTTGCTGTTGAACATCTGGAACCCAAGATACTATAAATCTACCTTGTTTACTAGGAACAAACTGAACGCTTGTATCTTTAATCCCACCTTCCCACATAAAATTACCCTGTGTAACAACATTAGAATGTTTTAAATCTTCATTATAATCTATTTGTTCATAGATCTTTGTAAGATTAAATAGTGATTGTTTTGTTTCATCTCTAAACGCATGTTTCTCTGTACGTGGAAACTGTCTATATAATTCATTAAGCGCATCAGGATCGTTCTTAAGACCATCTACTTCATTTTCCCAGTGCTCGATAACACCGATTTCAATGGGGAAACCATCTGGCCCTTTTTTAGGTTCTTCCGGTGTCTCGAAGACAGGTAATCCATAAGAATCAATGTATCCTTCGTAATTCCACTCCATAGGAATGAACAAGCTATATAATCCCGAGCTAGTCTGCCCGTTGCGGTTTCTTCTGGTAACGTCTGAGTCATCATATAATTTTTTATAATTTCTACCTCCTTTGTCTAAAGCATTTGACGTTGAACCCATCATACACTTACCTATAATTCTAGAACCTAATCGTAAACAAGTTTTTGTAACCCTCCAGTTATTTAATATATTGTCAGGTTTTTCCCACTTACCAGATTCATCGTGTACAAGTAGTTTTAATTTTTCACCATCATAACTGTTATCTCCTGTATTTTTCCAGTCAATAGTTGTATCTAATCCTTCTAGTTCTTCTAATTGCTCGTTACTATCTAGTTTACGTCTTGTAAATCTACTAGCAGGAACTCTGTATGCAAGTTCTGTTTTTGGCCGATCCATACCGTCTTGAATTGGCTTGAAGAAAAACGGGTAATTGACGGAAATGGGTACGATTTTATCGGTAAACATTTTCTTCGCATCAGCCCCTGATTTTGAAAGGACACCGTATCTAGCATCACTAGAGATAGTGGCAAGGTTGACTGTTTCGCCAGATGCCATGAATGAAAAACCAGACCGTCTGTTTTTGAGGTAGCACATTCCGTAGCAACGCGTATCTGCTTTGCAAGCTTCCCAGAATATATAGAATAATCTGTTTGCTTCTCGAAAGTCTGCTTGCCCAACATCAATCTTGGACCACTGCAGGTACATGTAATGAGTACCAGTAATATAAGTAGCTTTACCCTTGTTATTAAACCAATAACCTTCGTGGCGCCTGGCAAATTCTCTATCAATATATGCATACCATTTTTCTTTAAAATCATCTGGATATTGTTTCCAATCAAATATTGTTTTAATTTTTTTTAAAGCTTTAGGGTATTCGTGGGTTTGCCACTTGTCAGCTTCAGTGAAAACTTCGTTTTCTTTTGGTAATGCTATTTTTAAGTTTTGTATTTCGTATACTTCACCTATTTGACCAGTTTTAGATATAACAATAACATCGTGTTCTTTATTATAACCATAATCCCACTTCTTAGATTTATTTAATCTTTTTATTACATGTGGTTTTATGTGATCAATTACTTTATATAACGTTTGCTTATACATTACTTAGATCTTCTTTCTGCAAAACCTCCAAAAGCTTCAGTTTTCTTTTCTTCTTTTGGTTTTTCGTTTAACATATCTTCCTCTTCTTTAATACGGTTAAGTATTTCAAAAGCATCAAATATAGCTAATTTTTTAGTTGCAGCAGCATTTTTTAATCTATCAGCTGATATATCATCATCAGAATCAACTATAGCTTCTTTTGCTACCTTAATAAGTTCCTCAACTGCTATGTGCCCAGCTAGGATTATATTCTGTTTCGTTTCCTTGACGTTCATATTTAATTACAATATCATTTGATTTCATACAATAAAGACGCTTGCCATCAACTACAAAGTCAAACTCACCAAACGGTGAATAACCTACAAGGTCTCCCTCGTTGATTTTTAACGCTTCTAATGAACTATTGCCATATTTTAATATACCAACAAGGCGTTCTTCTAAATTAGCGTCTATATCATCATTGTTATGAATTGGGCTTATAAAGCATCTATTGCCAAAAGCTTTCCACTTTTCATCAGATTTATATAAATACACTTGATTTAATTGAACAAAATATAAACCATCTTTAAAATATGATCTACTGTTTTTTTCTTCACCACGTATATCGTAAAACCTTCTAAACACATTATGATGTATCATAATTAAATCACCAGCTTTAATAGGTGTTTTGTATGCTTTTGGTGTTGCTATAACTCTAGCTATATTATTTACTGATTTAAAACTTTCTGACTGAGTGTTAATTATAAGGCTTTTGTCACCTACTTTAACTTCATTATTATATCGCTGGCCAGCAGGCTCAACGATAAAGTCAAATATACTTTTCATTTAGTATTCTAAATCATATTCAACGGAGATTGCCATGTTAGAGTTAAACTTTTTCCATGGCAATACCTCGTTGTTTTTTTTAATGTAAATGTTATAAGAATTATCTTCTGCATCAAAGAGTATATGAGATATAGTGTGACCTCCATATACTGACTGAGTCAAAGAATAATGCATCGCGTCAGTTTTGTAATCAGAACCGATGCTGATCTTTCTAATAACAGATGACATTACTCCTTCTTGTCTTCTTCTTTTTCGATAGGAGTGTAAGTACCGTCTTCAAGATTGATGTTAATCGATCCGTACTCTTCTTCAAGTTCCTTTTTAAAGTCTTCAGTTTCTTTGTTGACTTCGTGAAACTTAGATAATACCGCGGTTTTTTGGGCTTCTAAAAATCCTACTTCGTTTAACAATTTGTTTAAGTCTTTTTGAAAGCCTTGGATTTTTTCTAATTGGTCTTTTTTAATTTCCATTTTTAATTTAATTTAATTGATTAATTATTTATTAATATAGTTACAGGTTTTATTTATTTTTTAAATAAACTTGTAGCCTTTTCTGTCGTGCGTCCACCAAAATATGCTAGAACAACAGCCATCATTACTTTTTCAAATGTATCATTCCATAATTCACCTATGTGAAACGGTATAGACTCTACACTATCTAATAATCCTGCTATTGAAAATATAACAATACACCACACTAAAACCATAGGGCGTACGTTTTTAGAAAGCCATGAATCTGACATTGAATCAGCTTGCCACCTTGATGTGACGGCTTCCATTTCTTTATTTTGTTGTTCGAATATAAGTTGTTGTAATTTTATTTTGTCTTCACCACTTACATCGGATTTACCTATAGCAGCAATAGCTTCAGCTGGTGAAGTCACACCGCTTAGTACACTACCTAACGCAGGGTTAACTAATGACGCAGCACCAAACAATAGTTTACCTACTGTTGTGTCTTTAAATTTTTTTTTAGGATCTGGCATAAGCTTCTTTTTCCCAAGGAAGATTTTTAGCACCCTCCTGCATTTGTGCTCTTGAGTAGCGTTTACCTCTCCAGTAAACCGCACTGTCATCATAATCCAAATCACCTCGCTTCATTTGATCAATATGAACTTTTTCATGATTGATAACATCTTCAATTTGTTTTGGATCTTTAATATCTTTACTTACTAAAATACTTCCGTTTCTATCTGCTTTTCCTAACACACCTTCTTCTAAATCTACATTGTAAATTGGAGTGTTGTCGATAACGTATGGTGGGTTAATTTTAAAAGCCATTATTTTCCAGGAAACATTTTATTAAGTTGTTTTTTACGCTGTTGACAGCCACAGGGTATGTTTAAACCCTGTGACACTGAATCAACAACTTTTTTAATACCAGTTGCCTTAGTGAAATCTTCTATTCTATCACCTAAGCCTCTAGATTTCATTATGCAATTGCAATTCCTGAAATACTAATTCCAGAAGGAAGTTGTACTTTAGCTTTTACACCACCTGGGTTAGCAGTTAATGCATAATTAATTTTGTCTCTTACTGAAGGAACAGTTCCAGTTGAAGTGTGCGTAAGTGTGATTAAATCCGCTCCACCAGCTCCTGAATTTAAATAAATTAAAGTTGTTACTGCTTGAGTTTGATCTACATAGATAATATCATCTACGTTTACTAAGTGTTCACCACTGTCTAAACCAGCAGCAGATGAACTTAATGAAATAAATTTTGCCATAATAATTGTTTTTGTTTTTTGTTAATTGATTGTTGTTTGTTGTTATTTATTTTTTCTTCTTTTTTATTTTTTTACCTACTTTATCCATGCGATCTTCTAGTCTGTACATTTTTTGTTCTTCAGCCTCGCTGGTTTGACCCATTTCAAAACGGTCATAAAGTGCTTTATGTTTAGCAGATAATCTGTCCATTTTCTTATTAGGATCTCCTATTGCTTTGTAAGGTGATCTAGAACTTCCCCCACTCGTACAGCTTGATTTGTACATAGGTGAATGTGATCCTTTCATTTCTACAGGTTGTTTAGCTATAGCTGATTTAAACTCAGGGTTTGCACTACTAGCTAATATTTTTTTCTTACCCTCAGCTGTTAATTCTAATGGACCTTTAGAATATCTTTTTGCTACAGAATTACCACCATAATTATAAAGTGGGCTTGGATCATTAGAATCACCCATAGCATTATATCCACCAGACATGTCTTTAAATAAATCTGCTCTTTCCCTACCACCTGAAATAGAAATGTTTCTCCCGATACCTTTATGTTTATATTTTCCCATTTTATTAACTAATTAAGTCATTAAAAGCCCTGTTTGACATATTTGCTCTTTTTGTTCTAACCTTGTTAATAGAATCTCTTGATTTATTAAATCTTTCAGCTCTTAAATTAATGTCTTTATTAAATTTTTGTAATTTGCTGTTAACCTGTGTAGCTTGTTCTTCAGTGAAAGTATTACCATCTGCTTGATATTTCTTAATTTTGTTATTAAACTCATTTCCTTTCTTAGCAAAAGCATCGTAATTTGCTTGTCTGCTTTTCATAACAGCTTCTTCTTCTTTGACACCTTGGTTAAGAGGACTTCCAAATCTTGATTGACCACAGTGTTTTGACATCCATGATCCTCCCATGTTCATGGGGCTATGAGAACCATATTTACTCATAGGGCTGTCATCTTTTGATGCAGCTTGTGCATTTTCTGCATAATGTTTTCTTGCACTTTTAGAAAGTGACTGATTGCTTGCTTCTTTTACGTCGTAAGCTGTTTTTTTACTAATGTTTGGCATAATATTTTTTTTTATATTTGTTTAACTTAAAGCTATTAGATCTGAAATACCACCACCTGTACCTGTAGCATAAACCATAACTACACTAACTGGCAATACAAAACCTTCTGCAGGTTTTACAAATGTTATTGCTTCATCATTAACAGTGTGAACTTTTATAGATGCTTCTGTATCGTAACTATATGTAAGTGTTGAATCAGCAGCTATACTTGAAGCTGTTGCTAAAACATAATTACTTGCGTTTGTTACAGATGCTATTAAAACACCAGCCGCGGGTAACGTACCACCTGTTACTCTCATGCCAGCTTTTATTTCTGCATTAGGTGAAGCTAAACCTACGTTAGCTGAGTTTGAAACAACAGTGTTATCACTAGTTGTTGTAACTGGTAGTATTGATGGTGAATTACCAATATACAGGTTATATTGTTTCCACGAACCTTGTGGTGTTGTTGATTTCGTTCTGCCATCTAGCAATAGCGTATCACTTGGTGTTACGACTAATCCAGACTTATAAGAGTCAGTGTAATAATTTCTAATCATTTTTTTTTATTTTTTTTTATTTAACATTTCCACCTTCTTCTAGCAGCTTTACCTCTTTCACCGGTCCAGCCTTTTGATCTAGCGCAGAATGATTTTCTTCTTTTAGCAGCTTTACTTCCCGGTTTAACTTTACCAGTAACTGCAGTTTTTAATTTACTTCCAGGGTTTTCTCTTCTATATTGTTTAACACCTGTCTCAGTCATACCAGCACCTTCCTCTGATTTTCTAAAAGTTCTACCTTTACCTTGCGTAGTTTTACGCATATTTAAAGGTCCGTTTGGTAAATTAAAAGCCATTACTTTTTCTTTTTCTTTTTAGGAACACAGTTAGGTACTTTTCTACCGTTTTTAGTTTTCATACCATAAGCCTCATACCCTTTCCAGCATGGGTTTTTCATCATTTTTTTAAAAAAAGGTGAGTTCATATTATTTTATATTTAGTTTTACCGTTTTCTTTATATGCTTGTAAACATCTTCTTCTGTTAATATCTTCTGAAACATAGCTTACATGTACCCAGTCTGGATTATCTTCTGTTCCAAACTCCCAAATAATCTGATCATAATCTAAGTTATTCTTAATATAATCATACATCTCTGCATTTGTCTTATAACCGTAGTTATCGTCTATGTCAAGTGCGCAACCGATACAATGCTGTGAGGTTGTGCTTCCGCCAATAGCAGAATTTAATTTGGGCGAGCGATAGAAACTATTAATAGCTATTGGACCACCCACCCATTTACGTAGAGGTTCAAACACTTTTTCCGCAATAGTTTTCATGTTAATTAAATCTAGTTCTCTAGGTATATTGTCAATATTTAACCTAGTAGCTGTGTGAGATTTAATCCCTTCTTTAAGCGAGATGTGTTCACTTATTCTATCACTCATTTTAGTGAATTTTTACTTTGCTGTTGGATTTATAGATCTGTCAGCAACCATACTGTCAGGCCAACCACCTCCAAGCCTAGATTTAGCTATTGAAGATATTGGTCCTGCTTTATAAGGTAGTGGATCTTTTAACACTTGCATTGGATCCATACCATATTTTGGATTTCCTTCTTTTAAATTAGTTGGTTGGTGAGGTCCGTCCCACGTTGCGTTAGCACCAACCTGTCCTGGGTTTTTTGCCATAATATTATTTTTTATTTATACTGTTGGTATTGTTGTAAATTTCGTTTAAAGTTATGGTGAGGTTCTGCAAAGTCTTCAAAATCACTTTCATCAATTAATTCTCCAACTTTATAATCTCTACCTGTGTAATGCTTAGCGCCTCTTGGTAGTCTTAATGTATCTCTAGATGTTCCAGTTTTCATTTCATCAGAATTAACAACATATTTGCCTTTTTTATCAGATTTTACAGCTCCCATGTCTTCTAAATCTTGAACGTTTACCATTCTGTACTTAGATTTTTTACCTTGATTTAATGGAGTTTTTAATCTAGGAGGACTACCTATTGATCCAACCATTTCAGAATAAACTTCTTTTGGCTTTACACCAGGTCTTAATTTTACGTCTTTCCCTTTTTTTGAAGGTAGTTTTTGGGCTTCTGATTTTTTAACTTTTGGATCATCTTGATTTAAAGCACTATTAGAGAACCCAGCAATAGCACCTGATAAAGTAGCGCTTGGTGGGTTTTTCTTAGAATATCTAGGTGTTTTACCGTACTCTATATCATCACCTTTTTTATTATATCTACCTTTTTCATAACCATCATAGCTATAATTTTCTTGACCTTGTTCTTTTACACCTTTAGCTCTTTCTCGTCTAGAACTACGTAAAGCTTTGTTAGCCATTCTTATGTTTTTTCTCTCTTGTCTTCTAGCCTCTCTACTTTCCTTATTCATGATAGGGTTTATATCACCATAAGGACCTGGAGGTGGAACTGGCTGGTCTAATTGTTTGTTAGCTATTTGCTGAGCAAACTCTTCACCTTGAAAAAGGTTTTGACCTAGTTCTTGTATTTTTTGATTAGCAAATTTATTAGGATTTATCATAGCTTTATTTTTTAGCTTCTAATTTCTTAATAACTTCTTTTAACTTAGCAATTTTTTTGTCAATATGAGATAATTCTTTTACCTCTACTTTTTTTTCTTTTTTTCCCATGATTATCGGTTTTTATCTTTGTTAACATTATTAATGGATGTAATCATAACTTTATCCATATAGGTTTTACCCTTCATTATTTTGTTTCGATGTGCACTTGTAGGTATATCCTCAGTACCAAGCATGATACGGTACATTCGACTTATTAGTTGTTTACACTTAAAGGAAACTTTATAGATATTATACTTTTGGGTTGTACGGTTATGTGTTCTCCATACCGTTATCCAACCTTCTTTAAGTAATCTGTTCCAGCGTCTGTTGTCCCAACTATAAGAATATGTACCGATTTTAAAATCTTCTCTTGTGAAAAGATCCATGCAATCGAAGTATATAAGTAATTCAAGGTCTGCATCGTTTAAATCATAATTCTTGCAAGCCCATTTTCTAATAATTCTGTAATGTTTTAAAAGATTTAATTCCCTTATATCTGTGGGTTCTAGTCTCATAAAACAATTACAACGTTGTCAATTTTAACTACGTTATAAATTTCTTCTTTTACTTCTATTTGATGAGAGTTATTTTTATCAAAATAAATTACATCATCTGTTTTTAAACCACCTGCTTCAGCTCCTGCTGTTACTACGGTTCCTTCAGCATATCTTATATCTTCTCTTTGTTTTTCACCTAATAGTAAACCACCTTGAGTTTTAGATATACCAGTTTTTGCTATTTTAACCACTAAGTTTCTACCTATTGCCTTCATCAATTCTAAGATTATTAATTACACAATCGGTTGACAAAATAGTAGTAGCAACAGAAGCAGCATTGTTTAATGCACTTTTTGTTACGAGTAAAGGATCTATAATCCCAAACTCAATCATATTTACCATATTTCCTGTAACCACGTTTATTCCATCTCCTGATACACTTGGCATTTCGTATTGTTCTATACCTGCATTATGTAAGATGGTCTTAAAAGGCGCCTTAATAGCTTCTAGCAGTGCTTCTTCAGACTTACTACTAGTTTCTATATCATTAGCCGCATTTAATAAAGCAATACCACCACCAGGAACTATACCTTGTTTGATAGCAGCTTTAGTTGCACATATAGCATCTTCAACTCTAGCTTGTTTTTCTTGCAACTCAACTTCAGAGTTAGCACCTACTTTTACAATAGCTACTTTAGCAGATAATCTAGCTAATCTTTTTTCTAACTTAACAGTTAATACAGGGTCAGTGCACTCAACTAATTCATCTTCCATTTTTTTAATCATAGACTTAACTTCTTCAGTTGTTTCTATTAAATGTAAAACTGTTTCGTTTTGCTCAGTGACACTTTTTTTAATTTCACCTAAATGCTCAGGGCCTATTAAATCAATATCATCACCTAAATCTTCGTTTATAATTGTAGCTCCTGTTAATATTGAAAGATCATCTAATGTTTCTTTCTTACTTATACCGTACACAGGCGCGTCTATTACATTTACTTTTATATTGCCTTTAACTTTATTCATAGCTAAAGCTGATAACACTTGTTGGCTAACGTCAGCTATAATAAGCAAAGACCTGTTATTTTTAATAACATGTTCTAAAACATTTTGTATTTTTCTTATATTTTCTATTTCTGATTCAACTAATAAAACCAAAGGTTTATCTAGTTCAGCAGTTTTAGACTCTTTGTTTGTTACAAAATGTATATTTTTTAAACCTCTATTATATGGAACACCATCTACTAATTCAAAAGTAGTATCTGATAATTCAGTTGGTTCTAAAACAACAACACCATTTTTACCGACAGACCTAAATGCATCAGCTATAATTTTACCAAGCTCTGGGTCATTGTTTGTTGATATTGTCGCTACTTGATCTATCATATCTCCTTGTACAGGTATAGAATTTGCCTGTAAGTGATCAATCACTTTTTGAGTTGTAGATAAAATACCTTTTTTAATTTCTCTTGATGTAAGCTCGTTTTCTAATTTATAAGCCTCTTCTAAGATAGAGTGTGCTAACACTGTAGCGGTTGTTGTACCATCACCAGCTTCTTTAACAGTTTTTCTAGCAGCTTCTTTTAATAAAGTTGCTCCCATGTTTTCTACTGGATCTCGTAATATAACAGACTCTGCTACTGTTACACCATCTTTTGTGATAATTGGCTTGCCTATAGTATCTTCAAGAATAACACATTTGCCGCTAGCCCCTAACGTGGAGCTAACAGCTTGTGTAAGTTTTGTAATACCAGCAAACACATTATCTTTAGCATCTGAACCAAAGCTCAGATTCTTTACAATTGCATTTGACATAATTTAATTTAATTTGATTTGATTGATTGATATTATTTAAACGTCTTAACTACTTTAGGTCCTTTTAAGAAATCTACTTTCTTTGCATAGTGATCAACACTACCATCAATTGCAGTTTCTGCGGCTTCCATAGTTTCACGTCTTGTTACATCGTACCATTTGTCTTTTTCTACAAGGTCACGGTGTTCGGTTTGAAAATAACCATTAGGCAACTGTACTATTCTCCAATGTTTCTTTTTGGATAAATGTTTCCAGATTTTAATAGTTTCTTCGGTAATCTGCGGTGTTTGTGGTTGGCCCATACTTGAGCTCAACGAATAAAAATAAGTCATCGTGTTTTGGTTTTAAGGGTTAAACTTTATTTTTGGTTAATATTGCCTCGCTAGCAATATAGGTTTAGTTATACTATCACTTGTTTTTTACAAAACTTACACTATTCAACCGGTGGTACAGGTGGGTTTTGCCATGTGAAGTATAAATCTTCATTTACTGGTGTTATTTCTGCTTGTATCTGAGCTTCAATACTAGCTGACATAGAAGGTACATCTAATGCTCCCTCAAGCCAACCAATTACTACAGCTTCAAAAGCTTCAGTATCTTCATAAGGCACAAAAGGATCTCCTGATGTGTATTGAAAACCTTGAGCACCTATTTGTGATGCTGAATAGGTTTTTCCTCCAGATTCTTCAGAACCTGAGTAAGTCCAATGAACAGTAAAGATTACGTTATCTTCACCTTGAGCCTGGATATGAGCGTTCATTTGGTTAATTGTCCATTTGTAAGTAATTGCCATTTTTATTGTTTTAATTTATTTATTTATTAATTATACACACGCAAGTTCGTATGTCACTAAACATTGTGCACTTATTGAGCTTGCTGTTGTTGTATTTATTATTGATTGTAATTGTGTACCACTAAATGTAATGCCATATTGAAAAGAAGTTACAGTATTAATAACTGTACCAGCAGTTCCGCTCCACTTTATTTGAGCTATTATATATGCGCTTGCGTTACTTTGCTTACATATATTAATTTGATATAATCCAGCTGGATAACCACTAAAGTTTAATGCGTTTGACCAAGTATTTGCTACAGAGCTATAGTTATTATAACTATAACTAACATTTCCTTTAACAACTAAACTTGCATTTGGTGAGGTTGTTTTTATACCAACATTACCACAAGTTGTACTTGTAACAAACAATGCATTAACACTACCATCTTTCACGTGAAGTTTACCAGTAGGTGAAGTCTCTCCGATCCCGACGTTGCCTGCGCTTGTAATACGCATTTTTTCTGTATTACCCGAATTTGACCCACCCGCAACAAAACCTAAATAAGAACCCCCTCCGCTTTGTGTTTCATTTCCAAACCTTATTTCTGATTCAACATAAGTATTAGAAATTGAATACTGCGAACCAATACTTGTATAAGAATTAGGACTTGTATTTAGGCTGTATATATTAATTGCTTTTGTGTTTGAATTTGCTGCAACTTGTATTCCTAATTTATTAACTGGCCCAGTCGTTCCGATCCCTACGTTTCCGTTACCTTGCACTCTCATTCTTTCAACATATTGGCCTGATGTTTCGTTTCTTAAACCTAAACTTATATCACCATCAATATTATTTGAACTAGTATGGAATATACTTAACTCTCTTGAGCTTCCAGACAAATCAATACCCATTCCTGACCTAATACTACCATTAGCATATACATAAAACTTTTGTCCACCATTAATTCCTAAATCTAATGTACTCAAAGGCGAAGTCGTTCCGATTCCAAAATTACCATTTTCCAAAATCGTAGCAGCATAAGAGCCACCAGATTGTAATCTTAGGGTAGTTCCAGCTTCCCCACCGAAAAGCATAAATCCTGCATTAAATCCAGAAAATCCTTTTGTCGCACCACTAGCGTTATATTGAATTACAGTGTAATTAGTGTTTGAATTATCTAATTCTAAAACACTATTTGCACCAGATGTTATAACTTCTAATTTAGAGTCAGGATGGGTCGTTCCGATCCCGACGTTGCCTCCATTAATCCAACTATCACCAGTTGTATATAATCTAATATTTTCTGTGGTATTATGGAACATTCGTAAAAGAGGGTCATCAGTTCCTCCACTGGAACCAGTACCTAAATAAACAATTTGATTAGTCGTGTTCTTTTTTATTATTTCTAACGCAGCGTTTGCATTACTTTTGTCAATAGTTAAACCTCTTCCAGGCGAAGTCGTCCCGATCCCGGTTTTTCCGTCATTTAACACTACAAAATCACCACCTGTCGTGGCTATTTGAAATCTAGTATTAGCTACATTAGCAGTTCCACTAGGTACACCTATTTTAAATGGATAATATCTTACGCCAACTACTCCACCATCTTTAATATAAAATATTTCATTATCTGAAGAATCAGTTGTTTTAAAAGTTAAACCAGTTGATGCACCAGTACCTTTTATTTCTAATTTAGCATCAGGGTCTGTAACCCCAATTCCTACTTTTCCTGAAGCACCATCAACAACTAATCTTGAGTTTGTATTATGTGTTAAATGAAATACAGCACCTCTATTTTCTAATCCAATAGGAGTATCTCTTGAATCGTTTAATATTACTCCAACAGAGCCACCATGTTCAATTTCTAAAACTTTATCTAATGAGTTTGGATTATCAACACTTGAATTTCCAATAATTACGTTTCCAGAACTGTCTATTTTTAAATGGACATCGCCTTGGGCATCTAATGTTCCATTTTTAAATTCTAAACCACCACCATCCATTAATATTTTTGGAACACCACCTGCTGTTTTATCAAATGCTAATATAGGTGATAGTCCTCTAATTCCTAAAGAACCACCACTTGTCATGTTAGAAACACTTACTGTTGGTTTTGTTGTAGTTGCTGTAAAATTTCCTCCAACTGTAAGAGTTGAATCAGGACTTGTTTCAGATATTCCTACGTTTCCACCATTAGGATTGATTAATAAATTTCTAAGAGTACTTCCTTCTCTTGCTTCTATCCATCCATAAGAATTTTCAGCAGTACCTAAATTCAACTGCGTTCCTCCTGTTGAATTTGTAATTGAAAGCGTTTGGTTTCCGTCAGCGGGTGTTGCTGATGGTCCTTTTACATCTAGCTTAGAATCAGGACTAGTCGTACCGATCCCGACGTTTCCGCCTTGCTCTATAACAAAAGGTTGTGAAAAATCAGTTGGCTTCCACACTCTAAAAACATAACTTGAATCTGCGCCTATAGCTCCTGAACCTATGTCGTTGCCTGACCTACCAAAAAACACTTGTGCACTTGCTCCAGAACTTCTAAACTCTGCGCCGTAAGTAGTTACTTTGTTAGCTATAGCAACACCTTGCCCAAATTCTTCAGTAACATAAGCATCACCGCTTACTTGAAGTTTTGAACTAGGCGAATTCGTCCCGATCCCGACGTTGCCGTTAGCTAAAATAGTAGCTTTAGTACTTCCGTTTGTTTCAAAAACAATATCGTGATTTGATTGTGTTCCAATAGATAATATTCCACCAACAGACTCTATATTGGTTTGGCCTGCAACCCAATGGCCTATGTCTATATTTCTAGCTGCTGCGCTAGTGTCTGTAACACTAAAATAAACACTACTACCAGATACTCTAACATTAGCACTGCTAGGTTGAGTAATTATACTATTTCCTAAAGCGCTTGCGCTTGTCCAAACAGGCATTGTATTGGCTGTACCAGATCCTGTAACAGTTCCTGTATTTGCATCAGGCGCCCAAGCTAGTTGCCCACTACCATTTGTTTTTAATACGTAATTAGCAGTACCATCTACTGTCGGAAAAGTAAACGCATCGTTAAATCTTACTGCACCTGCGTCACTTACGCTGAATTTACCATTTATATTTGTTAATAATGCCATATTATTTATTTTCTAATTCTTTTACTCTTGCTTCTAATTCTTGTACTGCCGCTACTAATAGTGGTACTAACTTAGCTTGATCTATACCTTGCGGTATAATACCACCTTCTTCATCAACTTCATCTTTTTCTCCCACAATAGCTTCAGGAACTATATCTTGTACTTCATGCGCTATAAATCCATCTACTACCTTACCAGGTTCTTCTATAAAATTAAATCTACTTGGTTTTAATTGATTAATTCTAGATATAGAATCACTCAAAGGAATTATATTTTCCTTTAATCTATAATCTGAACTTGTAACGTATGAAGTTGCTGAACCAGATGTAGATATTCTCCCTACATAAGCTTGACTTGTTCCCGGATTTTTATGGTAAAATTCTATTTGATTAGTTCCAAATTGATTACTGCCAAACATCATTATATTTGCAGCTGTATCAGGAACGTAAAACATACTATTTCCACCACTAGCAAAAAAGTTACTTGCAGCAAATCTAGCTGTAAATACATTAGTAATTGTAGTTGTAGGCCCAGTGTGTAAAGTAGTTTGCGGAGAAGCATTACCAACACCTAATTTTCCACCAGTAGCATTTGCAATCCAATTATTTTGATTATTAAGACCTGATATTCTAGCATGTTCTGTTGTACCACTAAAAAATCTACTAAAATTAGATCTATAATTTATATCATCACCAGCTGCTATGTCTAAATCATTATTTGATATTGCACCTATATATTGATCACTATTAGTTGTTGCATTAAAATATATTTTACTTGTGCTATAAACATTTATATTACTACTAGCATGTACTTGACTAGCAACATCTAGTTCACCTGCAACTCTAGCAGAGGCAGCTGTATTTCTAAATGTAGCTGTATCCATAATATTATACGGATAAACACCAGTGCCTCCAACAGAGAGTGCTAAAGTTGTTGGCATATCACAACCTAGCCCATAATAAGCTAAATGTACCGAAACATTTGGCCCGCTATTCCAATATAATTGCATGTCTATTAATCCACCTGCATTTATTCTTACAGCTTTTATGTTTGCATAACCACCATTAGCATTTTTAGTCGAAGAAAGCACTTGTATCCTTGCGACATTTGAAGGGCCATAACCTCTAGATGCTAGTATCGTAGCCGAACTGTGTGCCGCAGTCATTATGTTTATTATTACTGAAGAACTGTCACCTACATTACCTATTGTATACCACCCATCACTTGTGGCAGTTCCTGTTATAGAATTAAAAAATTTATGCCCTGTAAAAGTATAACGACCACTTGTTCCAAACCTCCATATTTCAGAACCATTACCCAAGCCACTTTGAACTAATAGTTTTTCATTAGTTGGCGCGGTTGTTGATCCCACGCATAGTTGTTGATAGATATTTACTCTACCATAAGCATCTATAACCATTCTTTTTTGTGGGGTTCCTGAAAGTGCAGTATAAAACTCCATATCATTACCGTTCCAACCGTCAAAATAAATTCCACTACTATCTAATGCACTATCGTGATATGTTATAACACCTGAATTATTTACTCTTGAGTTAGCTCCTATATACAAACCAGAGCCACTTTGATCAACAGTGGATATACCAGAGCTAGAAGAAGCACCAGTAAATGCTATTTTAAACTGATTAGATTCTTCTTGAGGTAAAACTAAATTACCTGAAGTAGGGTTAGTAACACCAATACCAAAGTTTGATCCTTGAAAATATGATCCAGCATCATCTATTCTTAATTTGGGATTTGTATATGTTCCACCGTAAGAATAAACGCTAAAATGATTACGAGAATATATACCTAAACTATCTTGATCTGCAAAATTATTCCATTCTCCTTCTGTTACACCTAAAGGCGCAGTGGTTGTTGTATCTCCAAAATGTATTTCACCACCTTGAGCCATTCTAATTCTTTTCACAGCTCCTGTTGGATAAGTACCTAATTCAGTAGTGTTAGAAAGTGTAAATCCTATTGTACTGGCGCTACTACCAATAGTTAACGCATCTGTGCCCGCATGATTGATTGCAAACTTTAAACTATCTCCTATATGTTTTAGTTCTGTAGACGTTGCTGCACCTGGTGTGCCTGTATTATTATGACCTGTTAATTTTAACGAAGCTGTCGTATCGTTCCCTATGTTCTGAATTTGTAATCCTTTTCCTGTAACCGATGGATTAAATGTTCCTATACCGACAGAACCAGTATTAGTATTGTGTATTGTGGTTGGCCCTCCAGCCCACTGATTACCAGAACCACCACCAGAACCACTGCTTATAGCAGTAGGTAGTTTTATTAACACCCATACAGCAGAACTAAAATCAATTCCACCTTGCATATTTGTAACTTCATTAGGATATTCATCAAAAAATCCTTGATTAGCATCATCTTTACCAAATCCTGCTGTTTCATAACTATCTTGTCCACTAAATGTTCTTGTAGCTGAAACGGTCATTTTAGCATCACTAGCGGGATGCCAATTAAAAGCATTTGTTGTGGCTGTTGTATATGCCGCAGATGGGTTTGTAACATTAGAATCTGACATACCTACAGAAGTCTGAGTTGTGTTTACCCACCTACCGAATCCATCATAACTACCATTTATGTTCCATCCATACTTATTATTACCACTGTGATTTGGGCCAACAAATGTCATGCCATTTTCTGCGCCTCCACTAAAGAAATATTTCCATGCCCTTCCTTCTGGAACACCATAAATAAAGTCAATTGTTCTATTATCTCTCCATTTAGTAAAATCTGTAGCCCCCATTATCCTAACTTCTGTAGGATAACTATCACCAAAATCAGCAGAAAATTGTGTGGTTGCGCTTTGAGTTGTGTCAAGTGATAGTCCACTGACTGAGCTCCATGTGTTTTGAATAGCTGACATTGCGCTAGCAGCATACCTACCTACTAAAATCCATTCCCCATAATTATCTGTAATTACTCTACATTTTTGTAATCCACCATTAGGAGTATCTATTAATCTTATTTCTGAAGTATAAATACCAAAATTAGTTGGATTTGATCCAGTGCTAAGATCACTGTTTGGAGTTTGTATATTTCTGTTAGCTAGTAAAGTTCCTGAAATTTCTACTTTTGTATTAATAGCGCCATTAGCACCACCCGATGCTATTAAAGCTGGGTAAGTACCTGGTTGCAACAATATTCTATTACTATCACTAGGACTTACATAATTAGTTGTTATGTATAATTGATTTTCACCAGCCTGATCAAACTCTATTTTAGCATTTTGAGTTCCACCGCTATTTTCTATTAAAGTAATTGTAGGGTTAGCGCCAGTGTTTGTAATAGTAGCGCTACCAATAACAAGAAGAGGATCGTTAATTTTAACACCGCTTGTTGCTGTTGTTGAAATTGTATAATAATTCCCATCAAAACCATAAGAAGTATATTTACCGTCATTAGAATTACTATAATGATAAAGATTTGTTCCGTTAGTAGAATCACCAAAATATATATGACCACTACCATTGGCATATAAAAATAAACTTTGGTTTGTTGCTGCTGATTCAATATATGGCGTTTTTACACCTGTTGTTTGTACAGTTCCTGCAAAAGTTGAGTTATTAGTTGCAAAAGTTATAGGTCCATTACCTATTGCTTTAGCACCTGTAAATTTAGCTACAGTATTTGTTGTTCCACTACCTGTTATATCACCACCACCATCTGTTGTTTCAATTATATTACCACTTGAATCTACAGCTAAATTATAAGCTGTTGTACCTGTGTATGATCCTGAACCATATTGTGAAAGCTTAATACCATTACTATAGTTCAATGTCATTAATTCATTTCCTCCACCTGAAAACCCTAAAGTGTCAGAAGCAGCATGATATATACCTGTGTTTATATCATTATTAAAAATTATACTTGGATAAAATCTACTTCCTGCTGCTAAAATTTCAACTTGTCCATCTGTATGAAAATCAACTCTATCCGCATTGTTTGATTCATCTTTTAAAATAAGGTTTCCTCCACTTACGGTTCTAAACGACCAATTACCAGTACCATTAATATTAAATTGTCCATTAACTGTTAAGCTATTAGAAGCGCTAATAGCTAAATTACCAGTAAGCGTGCCACCTGTCAAAGGTAAATATGGTCCACCAATAACAGTTGAAGCTGCTACCCAAGTTGGAGCTGCATTACCATTTGATTTTAATATCTGCCCAGAAGTTCCATGAGATGTACTAAAAAGTATAGCCCCAGTAGAATGGACGTCAAATATCCCGTTTATATTAGATAATGATGCCATTTATTTATTTAATGAGGATATAAATATACCGTATTATTAGCCGTGTTATTTATATTATAAGTTTGTACACATCCTGGGCTTATTATTTCAAAAGAAATTTGATAATATGCTGGTATTTGAATTTGTAAATCTCTATAATGTATATTTCCAGAAACTTGAGTTGCTGATGTCCAAGATGGCACAACCATGCCGTTGGGGTTAAAGTTAGTCTGTACGTCGGCACCACCACCACTATAACCATACCTACAGGAAAAATCTGCTTTATTATATTGACCTTGACCATAATAAATACCCCACATTATAACATTAATATTTCCTAATCCCCAGTTAGCGTGGTCATGCCATTGTCTTGCTATACTATATAATGAACTACTTGAACCCGCTGTTAAATTATAATTTCTTCTAACAAAATTATTAGCTTGAGGTCTTTTTATATCTCCAAATATTCTTGTAGCTCCAGCGCTCGTGTTATTGCTTCCCCCTAGAGTTGTTCCTCCATTTACATATAACTTTGCATCACCAGGCGAAGTCGTCCCGATTCCGACGTTGCCTGAAGTGTCAATAGTTAGTCTAGTATTAACTGATAATATATTATCTCCCGAAATTTTAAATTTACCAGAATCAGAATAATCTATTCCAATTCCCCACCAATAATCAGAAGTTCCGTTTGCTAGAAATCCAATATGAGCATCATAATTTCCTAACGACTCAATACGTAGGGTTTCGTAGTTATTATCCATATCATTCTGTAATCTAACCATACCTGTAGTAGTGGCAGTGGAAGATTTCACGTGCAAAGCTCCAGAAGGCGAAGCCTCCCCGATCCCGACGTTGCCTGTGTTCGTAATGTTTAATATATTGTTGTTGCCACCAGAATCTGTGCCAATTGTAAAATTATTACTGGTGCCTTGAAGAACATTTCCTATATACCAACTTAATACTCCATTTTTTACTAAAGTAATTCTTGGCACTATTGACTGTCTAATGTCCAAAATACTTGTAGGCCCAACCACTCCGATCCCGACGTTGCCGCCAAGTGGATTTAAAAGAAGATTCCTATACGTACCGCCTTCTGCTGACTGAATCCATCCGTATTGGTTTTCTGCTACCCCCAGAAGAAGCTTACTTCCTCCAGTTGTATTTGTTACAGAGATTACTTCATTACCGTCAGCCGGGGATGCGCTTGGGCCTTTAACTTCAAGTTTTGCTTGTGGATCAGTAACCCCAATCCCGACGTTTCCTGTATTTCCGTTTATATATAATCTATCTGTATCATTTGTTTGAAAAATTAAAGCTCTACCCGCACTGTTGCTACCAATGTAAGTACCAGTGTTATCCATATGGAATGAAGTAGTATAACCACTAGTGCTGTTAGCTGAAAAATCATAACTTGCAGAAGGAAAATCAATTCCAACAGCAGTGGTGTTATTAGCACCTACAATATTAAGTTTATGACCAGGCGAACTTGTCCCGATTCCTACGTCGCCGCCATTAAAATGAGTTACTCCACTTGACCTTAAGGCAATAGTTGTTGAGCCAGCAGCAGTACTTGCAAATAAACCAGCATCAATACCACCAGGAGCGTATGCATTAAGATTACCAGCGAGTTGTAATTTTTCATTAGGCGTAGTCGTTCCAATTCCTACTCTTGTTTCCGAACCATTACAATGAAGTCGCATAACTTCTCCAAGACCTCCTAAATCAAAAGATAAATCAGCATTTGCTGTTGAAGTAAAATTTGTATGTGCTATAAGTTTTGCTCCATAATATGTTTGGGAACTTGCACCATAAGACCCAATACGCATAGTTGTGGTTGTTGCACTAGTTGTGTTAGTACTTATATTTAAACCACCTATTACCTCAAAATTTGTTTTTGGATTTACTGTTCCGATCCCGACGTTGCCGGTGTTTGTAATACGCATACGTTCGGCAGCAGCACTATTGTTAGAAGTTGAAAAAGACATATATTCAACCGTAGGATTTGTGTAATATTTTATTTGACCTGAAATTGCACTTGTAGAAGGGTTTAAAAAATTAATTTCTTCAGCCCTTGAATAATCATTCGATTGTATGCTTAATTGTGTAGGGTTAGCTGAATTATCTTTTATATGTAAAACACTAGCAGGCGAAGTGGTTCCTATTCCTACGTTGCCTCCAGTTGTTACTAGGAACTTATTATTTATATTAGATAAATTAGCCATATTTTATTTTAATTCATTACAACCGTTGCATCGTTTTGTCCAAACCCTAAGTCAATTGTAATACCTATTTTTTGAGTACCTACACCGGTTGGTGTTATTGTACATTTTATTTTTGTATTAGATGTGTCATCAGCAAAAGCTACTGTAAAGTCATTTGAACCATCTGGCCCTGTGTCTAATATTTTATTATATATAGGAGCGGTTGCGCCATAAGTGCAAACAACTGTATATTTTTTAGCAACAGCACAAGTTGTAGATGTATCACTAGTTAGCATAACATCAAAAACCATAGCGCCTGTTGTAGCTCTATCTATTGTAAAAGCAACTCCCGCTACACCAGCGTTTCCTGTTGTATATAGTTTAGTAAACTGTCCACCTTTACCTGTTCCACCACCACCACCACCGTGGATTATATGACCATCAACAGTTAAGTTACCGTCAATTTGCACGTTACCTTGTATATCAGCATCGGTACCTAAATATAAACTTTTAAATCTAGCATCTGGAGCACCAATATCCATAATATTAGTTCTAGCCGCGTTTGCTGCTGTTACATTGAAAAATTTTGTTCCTGAAGAATGAATTCTTAAACCTCCGTTAGCACCAGCAGATATAGCGCCTGGAATAGTAACATTACCTGCAAAACTTGAAGATGTACCACTTACCTCAATACCTGTATTTGTAGTTGTTAATTTTTCTGAACCTTGATAACGCAAGCTAGTACCTGTATCTCCAGCCGTTATTAAAACACCATTAGAATTTGATACTTGAAAGTTAGGTGCATATAACTGTAGGTTATCACTTCCTTCAATCCTAAGAGTTCCGCCTGATGCGTGGTTATAAATTCTATTACCATTAGTATATGTTCCTCCAAAAGATATAACACCTACGTCTGTTGGTGAGTTGTTATTTGTACTTGTTACAGGCAGTTGTATGCTTTTTTGAACAACTATGTTAGTTGACCCAGTTGTATTGTTAATAGCTAATACTGCAGGTAAACCTTGATCTCCTAAAGCTACAATATCTGATATAGTTGCTTTTCTAATAGTATTAGAATCGCTTATATCATTAAACCATAAAGTATCTGTGGCTAAAGGAGTTGCTGCAGTTAATCCTGCAATTGCATTATCTGTACCTACTATATCAATAGCTGTTGTTAATGTATCAGTGGCACTAGCAACTGTACTAATACCAAATCCTCCAGCAAAAGTAGCTGTGTTTGTAGAACTTATAGTTTGACTAGGCCCTGAATCACCAGCTAGCGTCCAGCTAACGTAGTTATCTACAGTTGGGAAAGTAACTAAATTTAATTCCCCGTTTATATATTGAGATGCAGAACCTGCACCAGCTATATTAATTGTACCACTGCTAGTCACTGGAGATCCAGTTATAGTAAGTGCATTACCTGTTTCTGTTAAAGCTACATTTGTAACTGTACCTGTAGTAGGTGTTGTCCATGACATTACTGCTGTTGAACCAGAACCTGATGTTAATACTTGACCGCTTGTGCCGGCTGCGCCATTAACCTCTATACCTTTTTTTATATTAAGTGTTTCATTTAATGTAACAGGACCTTTTGCTAACACTGTATCGGTATTGCTATCACCTAACGTTGTATTACCTTCAACTAATAATGAACCTGAATTACCTATTGTAATTAAATTATTTGTAGCATTTTGTTCTATAAGACCAGTTGCTAAAGTTTGAGAAGCGTCTCCAACTGTACCTGACCACATAGCCATTTTTTGAGCAGTACCAGATCCTAACACTTCGTTTGATTGATCTAACTTTTGCCAAGCATCTGTACCGGCTCCATTGTCTACATATATTGCCCAGTCACCAACTTTCCAATCAGTGATACCATCTAAATCTGTATTACCAGCAACAGATACAATCCAGAACTGACCATTGACTGGTGAAGCACTTGGTGCAGTACCAGCACTAGCATCCCACGTTCCTTCAAAAGCAAGGCTACCAGCTAAACCATTTATTTGACCTTGCAGTTTTGCCATAGCAGCAAGTATAGTATCAGATGCGGCAATTGCAGCGGATGTTGGAGTAGGTAAGTTTGTTAATCTTTTAGCTGTTGCAACTGTAGAAGCTAAAGTTGTTTCAATTGTAATATTACCGCCACTTGTATATGTTTGACCAGCAACACTTGAAACACCTTGAGTATTTTCTGCGCCAGCTGAAGGTGCGGCACCTTGTGATATAGAAACAGCACCAACTAATTTTAATACGTTTGCACTAGAAGCATTACCTTGAAATTGTACATTAGCTGTAGGATTTGCTGGCCACGGTGGGCTTGATGGAACTGTTGCAGCTGTTGCATCACCTACAAAAAGATCTGAAGTTATAGACGTAAAACCATCTAAAACAGTTGTTATCCAAGTTGCTGTACCCGCAGTTGTTGTAAACTTGCCGGATTTTACTGTGCCTGCTAAAGTTAAATAATCATTAGCTGCGTCATAAGTCATACCTGCATCACCAGCTATAGTATTAGCATCAGTCCAATACGCTACTTGAGTTGCGGCACCTGTACCTTTTTGTACTACACCAGTAGCATCGATTTTTAATTCTTTACCTGCATTAACCCACGATGTATTTATATTATCGCCTCCAACAAAATCAATTGTATCACCTGAAGCAACTGTATAAGGTTGACCGGTTCCACTATCTGCTTCTATAATCCAAGTATATAAAGGAGTAAGATCTTCCCAAGTTGCATCTCCTAAAGCACCGCCGGAACTTAAAACTTGCCCTGATGTACCGTAATTAGGTGCACCTGCACCACCAATACCTATTTTATCTTTAAACCATAAGTTTGTTTGAGCAGTTAACAACCCTGTAGTATTGAAAGTACCCGTAGCAATTGATCCATTTGAAATTGTTTCAAACGTCTTACTACCGTCATATTGTAATTCAACACCTACTTTACCGCTTATTTTAGATTTTTTATTAGCTGCTGTAGCTATTATTTCTATATCACCTGAGTTATTTGATATTGTAGTTTTACCTTCAGTGTTTATTATTTTTAAATCTGTGCCATCGTGTTCTACTGTAGCATCTGATCCAGCGCCAAGGATAATTTTTGATGTATCTGTGAAAGTAATATCATCGCCTGCAGATACAATTATATCTTTACCACCAGTTGTTTGGCCGGCGATAAGAGTTTCAGCTAATGTTTCTTTATTAGGTTTTGTCGCTATGTAATCTACAATAGCTTTTGTACTTGCTATTTTTAAATCATCACCAGGTGTCGCTAATGTTGTAACTACAGCTGTACCTGTCACTGACGTATTAACTATTAAGCTAGTGAGTGTGCCTAAGCTAGTTATGTTTGGTTGAGCAGCGGTTTGTAATGTTCCAGTTATTTGATTAAATATACCACTACCTGAAGTGGTTAAATTACCACCGGTTATTTGTAAAGTACCATCACTTAATGCTCCAAATGAAGCGGTACCAGTACCACTAATATTTAAAAAATCTATTGCAGATTGATTAGCGGCTGTAGCTGGATCTTTTGCGCTAGAATTTATTTTTATTACAGCACCTAATCCTGCTGCACCTCCTTGTACTATATCTACAATACTTTGTATTGTGAAGTTTTTAGTTGGTTTACCATCAGCATTTATATCTGTACCTAATATAAGGTCCTCTGACGTAGGTGTTACCGTTGGATATGAGTATATTATTGCCATGTTATATTAGTTTAGATATTTTTATTGTTGCTATGCTAGGCTCTGTAACACCCGCAACGTTTATTGGTGTACCGTTTTTAACCAAACCACCATCATTTGCCCCAGCGTTGCTACGCATCATTTGAAAATTGTAATAACAAGGTTCTGTTACATGTATTGTAACTGGAATAATAAGTGGGATAGGTTTATTCACTGCAGTGAAAGCCTCATTTACAACAACAGTTGGTCCTTCTTGTGCTGCACCGTCTTTTAATGTTCTAAATATTAAATAAGGCGTGTTAGCACCTTGGTTGACACCAACAGAATATGTTAATGTTATGTTATATGTACCTAATGCATTAAATTTTACTTTACTAGCCTCTGCATCGGTATTAACTGTTTTTAATAATTGTACATTGTTAGCATCTGTTCCTTGCGGAGCTCCAAATTGTATGCTATAAGGTGTGTTTTGTGTAGAAGCTTGAGAAGCAACACCTGAAGATGACTCTATTTGCTGTACATAGTTTTGATCAACTAATGCTTTTACATCGGTAATGTTAAATTGACATGTTGGGTTGTTTAATACTGGGTTGCCCGAGGCATCTACTAAGTTAGAACCTAGTATTTTATCACCCAGTTGAGGGGTGAGTAAAGGATAGGAAGAAATTAAAGCCATATTTGTTTTTTTTTATCGTTATGCTGGTTTTTTATATTTTACAGCTAATTGTATGATTTTATTTTAACGGACTTTTGGTAAAGCGCGCTATGGTTAATAATATTACAGGTTTTTAGTAAGGTTTACTAGTAGTATATAGAGAGTATTTGAATAGTGTGACAATAGCCTATTACTCTACTACCTTAATAGCCTTATGTCACTGTTTTCATTCTGAAAAAGTGTCGGTTATATAGAAGTATGGTGTTACCCCTATCCTGCTGATTATCAGATCGTTACGCAAAATCGTTTTTAAATCGGGGGCCAGCCATGCATTTTCAGTTTTTCCAAAAAAGTTTTCGCCTTTTCCAGTTTTTTCGTATTTACTATTTATGTTTTACATTTTACAAACTAACTACAGTATACTTGGATAATATATATGTAAGTAATTAATAAAGTATATTACTTACAAGAATGAGTGTGGTATACCATTCAACTAATATTAACTACCAAATAAATATACACCAATGAAAAATAATAAAATACATTTTGTAACAGTAGATAAATCACTAAATAAATTAAATAGTAAACAACTTCTACAATTTCATATTAATCAAAGTAAGAAATTTAATACAAACTAAATACGATGTGTATTGGATAATATAAATGTAAAACAACTAATAATAATAATAAATAAATAAATATAATATGAGTAATTTAAAATCAAAAAGATTTGTCATCAGACAGTCACTAATCGGAAAAAATGTAGTAATAGAATTTACTAACAAGAAAGGTATCACATACACTTACAATCATGACATAGCGTTCAACATCATGAAATCTAAGTTACAAAGTATGAATTGCTTTCAAAAATACAAGTCTTACACTGCAACTAATAATATTCCAGTTGCACTAAGAAATGTAGAGTTAGTATAACAACTAACTACCACTTTAAGTTCCACTTGTTTCTATAAGTATAAAAATGCGAATGAGTAAATGACATAATGGTTTATGTGAGTTCGATTCTCACCATGTCAACTAAGATAACAAAGTGTTGTCAATAACTTTTAAATATAATAATATGTATAATCAATCCGCTTTAATCAGAATAGCGCACAAACTATTTCCAGACAAAAATGTCTTCAACTTAACTAAACAAGAACAATCACAAGTTCTATCAATCTATAACGAATTTCACTAATAAACTAAATAATAATAATATGAAAAACTTTAAATTCAGAGGATTTATCCCTGCCGTAACTAAATACGTAAAATCTAAACCACTACATCTAGTAATACTAGAACTAATAGCTTTTGGTACATTGCTACCACTAGCACTATCAGGTATACTATTTATGATAGTAGGATTATTAACAGGTGAAATAGATACCGCTAATGCTAACTTTGGAATATATAACTAATGATATACACTTTAAATACACATTATGGTAAAGTAGATCTTACTTGGGCAATACTCAAACAAATGAGTGATGAACTAACAAGAACAGATGTAGAAGGTATTGTACTAACACACAAACTAAATACGACTACTAATGGATAATAATAATATGAATAAACAATATGTAGACTATCCCGCTTCAGAAATCAAAGCAAAGTTACAACAATGTCTTGACTATGAAGCAAAATACGGTGAAATACCACAAGTAACTGCTGTCAAAAAATGGTGTAATAGCTATGAGTATCGCAAGAATGAGTGGCAATGGCGACAAAATGTAGCTAAATCAATTAACTTTAATACTAATTAATAAACCTTACTACAATGGATAATAAAGAAATCAAACATGGAAACTCGAACAAGAATCGCTTGAAAATGCGTTCGCTAGACGACTACTAGTCGAGTATAATATCAAAGAAGTCACAACACAGCGTCAAGCTAAAAATGGTACAAGAGAGTTTGAATTTCCTGTACCATCAAGAAAAAGGTGGCCAACTATGGTCTAAAAATAAACTAAGACTAGCAGGTGTATAAATCAGGTTATGTAAGAAATGTAAACTCTTGCTCATCTAACTATCAACTAAATCCAGTGTACAAATCAGAGCGTAGACAAATGTTTTTAACTGACGAAGGTAAACTTAAAACATATATCTACAATAGTACACTAGAGTTAAAATATGGAACACTATGGCAAGAATGAAATTTATGCTTGACTTTTATATCAGAAATTACAAACTAAATACGAATAACAACGGATAATATAAGTATATGAAACAAATTAAATTCAATCAAGAAACAGGTAATGTACTGTTAGAAACAGACAAAGGTTACCAAGTGCTTACTCCACTACGTCAAAACATAGAGTACACAGACTACACATCGTTTTATCGCATAAATGATAGAATATATGTGTAAGAATATGCGTGAGTTACTAGAATACTCTAAAAATAGCAGACGTAAACGTGCTTTTCAGCACTACGAACTCAACAAAGTGCATGGTGAATGCAGTGGTTTGACCGATCGTGAATGGAATAATGTAAAAACACGCGGTAAAACATCGTATACTCAATCAAGTAAGTACACAATGCACAAAATGTGGCGTGATAATACACAGAAATACGACTTAAAACAATTAAAAATAATAAATAAAGCATGAGTAAAATGAAAATTATAGATGAAATAGCAGACGCTCAAGTCGCTTACATCAAAGAAACGTTATATGACTCTGTTCAGTGGGCTATTGATGGTTCAGAACTAGATCATGACAAACTAGAAGGCGACGAGTACAACCAATTAATGCACATGATTATGTGTGCTACAATAGAAAAATTACATACAGGATTAGATGAAGACTAGAAAACTAAGACATAAGCACATTAAACTGCTTAAAATAACTAAGTATGAAGCGGAAAGATTAGAAGTAGAATACTACAGACGATTCAATTACAAACTAAATACGATTGTAAACGGATAATAATAATATGAGATGTAAATGTAATAACAAAATACCAGCAGGCAGAATAGCATTAGGTTATTCAAATTGTGTAAACTGTAGTTCAACAAAGCAATATAGCTATGTACCTATTATTGCTAACAAACAAGTTCTAGAAATACAAATAGTAAGTCAAGAACTAAGTGATCAAGTACACAAAGCCTGGCGTAGAAAGTAGCAGGACGAGTAGCTTAATAGGGTGGCATTTAAATTGCGTAAGTCCACCACATAAGTGAATAGCTAGCAGAGAGACGGCGGCATACAGGTCACGTTAGCGATCGGTGCGGTAGTCTACCGTACAGTACAAAACAGAAATTGTGGATAAATGACAATACTAGGTAACTACCTGTCCACAACTGGTGCCTCTCATAAGGGAGTGATAAGGTAAGATCTTGAATCAGTAACGCACGGCGAAAGCTACAGAGCAAGCAACTGATTAAGATAACGGCGGTTCGACTCCGCCCACTTCCACTAAATGCGGGATAGAGCAGAGGTAGCTCGTTGGGCTCATAACCCAAAGGTCGGAGGTTCGATTCCTTCTCCCGCAACTAACATTAAATAAATTAAATATGGGAAATATGAGTTATTGCAGGTTTGAAAATACTGCAAGAGATTTAGAAGACTGTGTTATTGCTCTTCAAAACAATGACTTAAATGAGTACATGAGTGTTCATGAGGTTAATGGTTTAGCTGAACTACAATTGTTAGCGATGGATATTGTAGCAATGCAAGATCACATCGGTGATATAATAGACAAAGAGAAACAAAGGTTTGAAGCACATGAATTTACAAACTAAATACGAATTAACACGGATAATATAAATATGAAGATCAAAACAATTTATGACAGACTAAAACCAGGTTTCAAGTCGTCACTGCAAAAAAACGCTAGAAAATACTCTAGTGCTAAAAGGCTTAAGTATACTCTTATGTCTCAAACATCATGGTATGACTTAACGGTTAGTCAAGTATCTGATATATCAGTTTACTGTGACATACCAACTTACAAATTGTCTGCTCAAGACTTAATGTATGGTAACTCTATAATCAATAAATAATATGACTACAAGAGTAAAAAACTTAGCACATGACAAAGCATTTGCTAATGTATACAGTCTAGACACTGACATTAGCAGGCTAAAGCAAGAAATAAAAGATGATAACACGCCTTTTATAACAATAGACCAACTAGAAGGTGTATTGAGACACACAAAACAACAACGTGAAGTGTGGGATTACATAGCAAAATTAATAGAAATAGATCACGAAAGAATAGATTACTTAGATTATGAAAAACAAAACAACATTACCTAAATGGTTCGACGGTACGATATACGACAAAGGCGAAACAGTGACAAACCCTTTTTCAGGCGACACCTACGAACTAAACAACTTAGAATTAAGTATGTATGACTTAATTATGGGTTCACAACTCGTACAAAAGTACGATTTAACAAGAAAAGGCTTAGATTGGTTTAGAAAAGCTAATCCTAAAGCTTACCAAGTGCTATTAGATTAGCATAATGACTCGTGGTGTAATTGGCAACACGTCTGGTTTTGGTCCAGAAGAGTCCAGGTTCGAGCCCTGGCGAGTCAACTAACATTAAATAATAATAATATGAGTAGATTTAAAAGTAAACTTACACCTCATTTTAAGGTGAGTTTAGCTAAGTCAGTGATTAGAGTCATGGGCTTTAGCATCCTATTGTCATCATTGCCAATAGGTGTAGCAGTATTAATAATCGCTGAAATAGTCAGTATAGGTGAAGAACTAGTATAATGAGTACAAGAAATATGACACTAGTGATCGATAGGTCACACGCAGAAGATCATGAAGCAGGCTTTGCACTTAAACCTCAATTGGTAAGTGATAAAGCTTATGTTCATATGTATCTGCACCACGACGGTTATCCTGAGTGGAGAGGCATAGAGCTTGCAAACTGGATTAAACACATGCAAGAATACAGAGGTTTTACTAACTTTGGTGATGGCTCAAGAATAGCATCACATTTAGTACATGACTTTCACTACAATAGTCAATACTTATATCCTAATGTTGACGCTGTAGATCATGAATATACGTGGATTATATGGACAGGTAAGCCTGATGTATGGTTAAGTGCTTATAATCAATACACTAACGTTTGCGAATTTGTTGGCACACCTGATAAACTTATATATAGATATAAGCAGAAAAACATGGGCTATACTAACTGGACTGAAAAGTTTTTAGTAGATAGTCATGCAGAAGAAAATTACAAACTAAATACGAAACATGATGGATAATAATAATATGTTTAAACAAGATACAATCGTGGATATAGGTAACCTTACAGGTGGTGTTAAATCACATATGGACGGTGAAAAATACACATTAAAACAAATGCTAGTACGTATTGAAACATTAGAAGAACAACTATCTGATATAAGATACTTCTTAGCTAATCCTAAAAAATTACCTTATTAATGACAGAAAAAGAATACGAAAAGTTACTAGATAGAATTAAATTCGATCTATATCAGGAGTTTATAAACCCTGACACTGCTACATATGGTATTAAATATGTAGACGAAGAGATAACACCTGAGTCATTGACTGATAGAGAAATATTGCAAGATGAACTCGGTAGGCTTTGTACACTTCAAAACAAATTTGTTGATGATGAAGAGTATGAAAAAGCAGAAATAATGAAAAGAAAAATAACCCAATTACAAAATAAAATAGATAAATTATGATTAAACCAATGCTCGCATACAAAGTAGACAAAAAACCTGTCGACTGGTCCGAGAAAGTATACATTCAACCTAAGCTTGACGGCGTAAGGTGTGTTATATACGTCGACGACAAAGAAAACATTAGATGTTTCTCACGTACAGGTAAAGAATTTCACAATCTTGAACACATTAAACTATCGTTAAACAAATTTTTCTTTGACTATGCTAATGTAGATGTCGTACTAGACGGTGAATTATACAACCATGATCTTAAAGATGACTTCGAAAAGATCATATCATTAGTTAGAAAACAAAAACCAACTGATGCTGATAAAGCTGAAGCTGAAAGGCTAATACAGTTTCATTGCTATGACTATATAGAAACAGTAATGGACAAGCCTTACAGTTACAGATCTGATCAACTAGCTTGTTCTGATATGTACAACTACTGTATTAAATATGTAGAAACTACTCTAGTTAATTCTAAAGACTCTGCACAGTTAAGACATCAGTATAATCTAAATAACGGTTACGAAGGCTCTATACTACGTCTAGACAAACCTTATCAGCAAAAACGATCTTACAACTTACAAAAGTTTAAAGACTTTAATGACACCGAAGCTACAATTGTAGGTTACGAAATTGGCAAAGGTAAACGTGAAGGTACTCTTGGCAAGTTCTTAATGCAAGATGATGATGGCATAGAGTTTGGTTGTCCTCCAGGTAAAGGCTACAACTACAAAGATCTAGCTAATATACTTAAAAATATTCATGACTACATAGGCAAACGAGCTACGTTTACTTATTTCGAACGTACTCAGTACGGTAGTTACAGACACCCATTGTTTAAAACTATTCGTAACTATGAGTAAGCTAGTATGGCAATTGTATAACGACAATATGATCAGCATAGAAGTTGCCAATATGCTACTTGATCAACATTACAACAGGGTGAATAAGACATGAATATATTTTACTTACACCCTGACCCTTATGAAGCTGCCGCTTATCATTATGACAAACATAAAGTTAAGATGATACTCGAAGCAGCACAAATGCTATGTACCGCTCATCGCATGTATAACCTCGATTATGAATGTGAGGATATACCTTATAAGAAAGCGCATGTAAATCATCCGTCTACCATATGGGCTAGACAGTCTGGTCAAAACTATTATTGGCTATACCATTACATGCTTGCACTTGGCGATGAGTATACTAAGCGTTATGGTAAAATACATATGAGTATTACTAAATGTAAAAAACCATTAGCTAAATATCCAGGTGGTATATTACATACCGGTTTTACACAACCGCCACAATGTATGCCTGATGAATATAAAGTTGAAGGTAATTCTGTTAAAGCTTATTGGAATTACTATATTAATGATAAGAAAACTATAATTAATAAAAATGAAAAACCTTATACTAAGTACCCTTTTGACTGTGACCGCTACGATATATCACGCAACACCGTCTCAGACAGACAGTACGCCTGATAGAACAGCTACAAATTTTAAAATCAATATGAACAACCCTGAGATACACAGAATAATTGCTGTATCTCGGGATCTTGAAGCTAAAGGTTTTAAAATGAATACAGTAGTTGTTATTAGTAATGCAGGTGATATGAATGGCCTTTGGGTCATAAGAGATAGAATGAATAAAAGATGGACAAATAGAATAGATTTCCTGGTCGACGAGACAATGAAGGGAGGTAAATGGACTAACGTAAAAATTAAATTATATGAGCACAGTAACTAATGTAAAACATTTAATGTCATCAGATGTTTTTAAAATAAAAACAAAAGTTAAAGCTTTTCAAAAGCCAAAACGTGACAATAGGTCTAATAATAAGAGAGTAAGAGGCTAATGTCACACAACTACGTATCAATACCGCGTTATTTACAATATCTCAACAAGAGGCGGATTGTATACAGACGTAACCCTATCACTGATAAACCTACCTTAGAATTTGAATACGGTAAGTTTTATGAAGATGGTACTTACGAATGCTATGATTTGTTTCGTAGTAAAGCTAAAATAACTACATACAAAAGTTTAAAATGGCATTTGTTAGTATTGTGGTATTTAAATCCTAAACTTGATATGAATAAGTTTACTGCCTTAGCAGAGACTATAGCAAATTATAAATATGGATTTATTGCGTTTGATATACCTGCAGAGTTATTAAAACGAATGATATATGATGTTAGCATGTGTGATTTAGAAGAACCACCTAAAAACAAACTAAGAAAAGTAATATTTAATGACAATAGCGGTTTAACATTGTCAGAAAAATTAACTATAGTTGGACAGTTAATAGGTAAAACTAAACGTATACATCAAGATGACATATACCAATGCATGCTAGATATTAATGACATGAACCAAAAAATAACTATTACAAAACTAGCCTCAACACTTAAATGTTCTGTTAGAACAATACATAGAAATATGGGCTATGAACTTAAAAAAGAAAAAGAACTTTTAAATATGGAAAATGAAAAAATATAACGTACCTAATTATGTTAGATATAAAAAAGATGTTATTGCTTGTCAACCTGATGAAGAAATACCATTAAATGAACTAACAGAGAAACAGTTAACATATAGATTCCTACCTCTTGTAGAAAATATAGGCCGTAAGTTTGCTACAACACAACAAGCTTCAGGTGTTATGAGTATTAATGATATAATACAAGAAGGTAACTTAAACTTAACTAAAGCTATACGTAGAATAGACTGGGCTAGAGTTGTAGGCGACGAAGATGATATGTTAAAAACATTAAAGTCTTTTTTGTCTAAACGTATTAAAGGTGGTATCAGACGTGCTGTTGACAAAAATAGAGGTGATATAAGAATACCTGAACATAAGCTAAATGAAATACGCAAAGACAATGGCAAGGACCACAAAATGGTTGCGATGTTTTTTAATAGTATGTTTTTATCTATAGATGAAAAACCTAAAGACGATGAAGAGTCTATGATCTATCAAATAGCAGACAAATCAGAGCCTTATAATATAGGTTTGTTAAATGTTTATTTAACTGGTTTGTTAAAACGACATCTTAATGAACGTGAGTTTGATGTGTTAAGATTAAGCTATGGTTTAGACTGCGAAAAGCATTCGGCTAACAAAATAGCAGAGATATTAAACATCGAAGGAAGCAGTGCTTATGTACGTGTTTCAGAGCTAAAAAAGCAAGCTGTAGATAAGCTAATTGATAGTGTTGATCACTCGCAAGTGCTTGATTATCTGTAGTTTACTTATGTAAAACTTAATTTAAATATGTAATTATATAACTATGACCTTAAACCAAAAACTGGCCACAATCCAGACCAAATTTAAATCGAAAAAGAGTAGATTTAATTCGTTCGGCAAATATTACTTCCGATCTGCCGAAGACATCCTTGAAGCAACAAAACCCTATTTATTAGAATTAGGAGTAACAGTAACAATTAATGAAAATTTAGTTGAGACTAACCCTGTGCCTATTATTGAAAGTTGTGCAACAATATCTGATGGAGAAAACACTTTAAATGCTACAGCATTAGTTGGTGTTGATCTTAATCAAAAAGGTATGCAAACACCACAACAGTTCGGTACTGCTTCAAGTTACGGGAAGAAATATGCATTAGGTAATTTATTCCTAATTGATGATACCAAAGATGCTGATGCAACCAATGGTTTACCTATGAACAAAGCAGCTATACAAAAAGCTAAAGACTTTGTACAAGCCGGTGGAAAGCTCGATGCTATCAAAAAGAAATATAATGTAACTCCTGAAATTGAAAAACAAATAACATTATAGTATGAACAAACAAGAGGTGTTAGATAAGCTTAAAATTGATGAACATTACTACGGAGACTTTGGTAAACAATACCTTAGTAATTCTGATATATCAGCTTTATTAAACAACCCTTTAGCGCTTGGACAACAGTCACCACCATCGGCTGCATTTTTAGTCGGTGGTTATTTTCACACAGCAATACTAGAGCCTAACAAGCTTGATAAGTATAAGATTGTGAAATCGTCTACTAGAAATACTAAAGCCTACAAAGAAGTAGCTGGAGGAGAGCTATGTCTGTTACAACATGAAGTTGATTCAATAGAATTAATGAGAGAAAAAATAATGAGTAACGATGTTTGTAAAAGCTTAATAACAGGTAATGTTGAATATGAACAACCTGGTATTATAGAGCTTGAAGGTCAAATGTGGAAAGGTAAGGCTGATATTGTAAACCATGACGAAAAACTGATCATCGATTTAAAGACGACAGCAGATCTTCAGAAGTTTAGATATTCAGCCTCTAAGTACAATTATGACAGTCAGGCTTATATTTATAGTAGTCTATTTGGTTATGAGTTTATGTTTATTGTTATAGACAAAAAGACTCATCAAATAGGTATATACGACTGTTCCCCTAAATTCTATGAATCAGGGCAGGACAAGGTTAAAAGAGCCGTTGAGGCTTACGATCTGTTTTATAAGACAGACAGTTTCGATCCGAAACAATATTTTATTAGTAAAACCCTTTAAAACCCCATTATTATGGCAAGAAGAAAAAAAGCAACAGCAAAACAATGTGCAATGACTGGAATGACATTTCCAACAAATGAATTTTATGCGAATAACAATTCAAAAGACGGATTACATGCATACAGCAAGAAAGCAGATAACTTTCGTAGAAGGTTACAAGCTACAGGTGCAAACATAGGCACTACAGAACTCAGAACTATGTTTAATAATTTATTTCAAACAGCAGTATAATGGCATTAATATTAGCAGCAAGCATTAACCTAAATGAAATACCTAAAGACAAAATCATCATTGGTAAGAAAGGTAAGTATTTACCTATCAGTATTACTCTTAATGATGAGCTTGATCAATTCGGTAATCAAGGTCCGGTCATTGTATCGCAGAGCAAAGAAGAACGCGAAGCGAAACAAGCCAAAACATATTTAGGTAATGTAAAATTAGTATGGACCAACGGAGAAGTTAAAAAGTTTGATAACCCGCAGCAACAAGCTTCACAGCCTGTAGCAGCTCCGGCAGCAATAGAAGATGATCTTCCATTTTAATGGAATGTGAGATGTGTGGACAAGGTATGACGCAGGACGAATATTTGTTCTGCGACATATGTCCTGATTGCAGAGACGGTGATTAATAACTAAATAATAATAAATGCAAGTAAACAGTACGGAGATTAATGGATTTTTAATCGACCAGTTCAACCAACATAATTTAGATGTAGGTAAAACTCAGGGGACTTGTCCCCTTTGTTCGTCTGATAGGCAACCGAAAAATCAAAAGCTTAAATGTGCTAGTTATGATTGGGAACGTGGTCTGGGTACTTGTCATCATTGTGATTCATCATTTCAATTACATACGTATCAACGTAAAGGATCATCTGAGAAGACATATATACGTCCAGATGCGTTAAACGTTGTAGACCCAAAACAAATAACGTCTAAGGTCTTTAAATGGTTTGAATCTCGTGGAATATCTCAGAAAACCCTCGACGATCTTATGGTCACAGAGGGTACTGAGTATATGCCACAGACCGGCAAGTCCGAGAATACAATTCAGTTTAATTATATAATGGGTGACGAACTAATCAATGTTAAATACAGAGATGGTCGTAAGAATTTTAAGTTATATAAAGGGGCTGAAAAAGTATTTTATAATATAAACAGCATTGTAGGTTATGATCATTGTATTATAACTGAGGGTGAGATGGACGTATTAGCTTTGCATGAAGCTGGTATTAAAAATGCTATCTCAGTTCCTAACGGTGCAACTCTAAATTCTAATAACTTAGATTATTTAGATAACTGTATAGATTATTTTGAAGATAAAGAAAAAGTAATACTAGCAGTAGATAATGATGAACCAGGCTTAGCTTTACAACAAGAACTTATTAGACGTCTTGGAGCTGAAGTTTGTTTCTTAAGTACGTTTGAAGATTGTAAAGATGCAAATGATTATTTAATCAAATATGGCAAGGATAAATTAGTTAAACGTATTGAAGGTGCAAGACCTGTACCATTAGAAAACGTTAAAACTTTTAAAGATATAGAA